TTTGTAGCCGAAAAGGCTTCCCTGCTGGGGGCATGCCCCCAGCAGGGAGTGGGAATGAAAGTTAAGAACAAGCCTTGACACAGTTTAAATTACACCCCCTCTCGTTCTGATGTACCAATTTATCTGATGGAACTCTATCAAAGTCCCATACGTCCTCCAAACGCTTGCCGTTTATGGTTCGTCTGCCTTTATTCAAGTACAGGATTGGCTCGTAACATTGACCATATTGCGCCTCTAAATCTCCAGCCGTATGGTTGTTCTTTCGCCAAATGAGCACATTCTTAATGGTAAACCCTGCATTCCTCGCTTGTTGCATAAAAAAGTCTAAGGTCTTGGCACTACAGAAAATATAAGCAGCACTATCATCCTTTAAAATCCGGTAGCATTCGCTCATATAATCAATAATCAATTGCTCATTATCATCATTGAGTATTTCCTTAGAGAAACGATGGTCGTCAGCTCTCCACCCAGTCTTGTAGGCTATGCAATACGGAGGGTCAGTAACAATCAAATCCACCTCCCCACTCTCTATTTGCTTCATTCCTTCTATACAGTCGGAATTGTATATTCTGTTTAATTCTAGCATATCAAATCTCTTTAATAGCGTTAACATAAGCTTCGTGAGCTTCTTCTTGCGTCCCAAAGCATCCGATATAAATTTTCTTCTTACCTATCTGGTACTGAGCTTGCCATTTTCTGTTGTTCTTATTCCACGTCACGCCCAAGTATACAGATGAAGTCTTCTTTGCTATAGCAGAATAAATCACATTGTATCTTGCGGTGCAATACTCCAAGTTGTCTACATCGTTATTCGTCTTGTCGAAATCCTTATGATTCACCATCGGCAACGCTTCTGGATTCTTCAAGAAAGCCTGAGCTACCAAACGATGGATATAAAACATCTTGCGCTTTCCGTTCTTGTAAAGCCATACCTTCAGATAACCTTTTGGTGTCTTGCAAGGTACGATTTCCTTTAATTGAGACGTTCTCCCAATAGTAAAAACATGTCCCAGCTTGCTAACATAATACCTTTCGTAATTCTTTATAGGCTTTATATCACCAAGAAACCTTGTTATACATTTATCTTTCATTGTTACCTCCTTTTTCAAAGAAACTTGAATATATGGTTTGCGCCTCCTTTGTATCTAGCAAATCAATATCATTGTAAAACCTTCTGTACACAACGCACAGCCTTTCGTCATTTCCGGTGTCTCTTGCTTTAGCTATTTGCTGACAAGACTCCATGAGAAATGCACTTATCTTCTCATAACTCCGCTTCTGTGTCTTCTTTAGCATATCCATGCTTACAAAGGTTTTGTAATGGATGATATGCTTTTCTTGCTCGTATTCTGTGAGTATAAGCCCTTCCGGAATAGCAAATACCACTCTTCTTGTCTTGTCATCACTATAGAGCTGAACAGCACCTGTAAACGATGTATATATCTTTTGCAATATCTTGAGAATCGGTAAGTCTTTTTTCAAAAACCTTTCTGCAAATCTCTTCAGAAAATGAACGCTCATAGCAAAACAATCTTCGCTATACCCCTCGTTTCTACTCATAGGAATATACTCGTTGGTTTCCTTCAGATAAATGAACAAACCGGAAGCAAATACATCGCCATGTTTTACACCTACAACGATGAAATAATCGGCATTAGGTGTAGCAAGCTCAAAGGTCTTTGTTATTTGTCTTACGTTCTGCTTTCTCATTTCACGTTTAAGCTCATTAGCTTTTCGCATCTGAAACTCATAGATTCTAGCTTCATCTAAGTTTCGTACTCTACGCATCTCTCCCGATGTCATACTTGCTGTTATCATGCGCATTCCTCCTTTTTAATCTTTGATAACCAACAATCCCAGATTCTTGTAGCTACATTAGCCATCATAACAGGAGGAACACACATTCCGCAAGCAAACCAAGGTTTCATGCCATTAAAGTCATAATCCATCGGAAATGTTGATGCTAAAATCGTATCATGTGCTGAAAGATAACTTGGATTATCATAATACACAAGTCTATCTTCCATTGCTGATATGGTATTGCATACCTTGTTCTTTTTAAGAAACATATTATTGAACATAGAAAGACGATTATCCATCCGCTTGACAATATCACCGATAGAATTGTCCTTTTCGTTTCTATACTCCCAATACTTCATCATTCCTTTAGGAATCTGTCTTCCATTATAGTCCGAGAACTCATCCAAGACAATTTCTTTCTCGTTGAAGTCCATATCTATCTTAGGCACTCGCTCGAACAAATCCTTCTGAACCATAAACGGCTCGCAAAGGTCTTTGCGTAATCCTAGAAAGAACACCCTAGGTCGATTCTGAGGAACACCCATATTACGTGCATTAAGCAACCAATGCTGCAAGATATATCCGGCATTATCCATCTGCTTGTAAATCTCTTTCACGTACTCGATAGCTTCACCTTGCAACAAACCTTGGACATTCTCAAAAACCACCACCTTTGGCTTTAGTTCTTTAGCAAGGTCAATAGAGTAGAAAGCCAAATCGTCAAGCCTTTGCGCCTTCTGACCTTCTCGGAATACTTTTTCCTTTCCCCAAGCCTTTTGGCGGTCACCTGCAATACTGAATACAGAACATGGGAAACTAGCATCCAATATATCCAAATTATGCAACTCTTCTTTCATAATATGCCCCCCCATATTGATATTGGTAATCAACTCACGAATATCACAATTGAAAGCGTACTTGACATCGTGATTTTTCAAGTACATCTTCATAACCTTTGGGTCTATCTCATTACAGGCTACAACATCGTATCCAGCTAGTTTGTAACCAAAGGAACTTCCACCTCCACAACAAAAGCAAGACATCACCTTACCTTTGTCTTTTGTAAAATTAGCATCTTTTTTAGTCCATCTATAAGGGAACTTGTGCTCGTTTTTATACATTTATCTACCATAAAAAACAATCGTTAATAAAAACCGATGTATAAAAATAACCACAAGTAATATGGTTGTAAAAAAGGGACTCTAACCCTTGAATTTAGATTCTGTTTTCTTCGGCAATGCGTCTTAAATAATCATCCGCTGCGTTATCATCTATTTTCGACTTAAGAGACATTCCTGTGTTATATCCTATCATTAAGGACACATTCTTGCTCTTTTTCTTGTTCTTTCCATATCGCCAGCCAAAGACCTTTCCTAGCCAAGCTATACCGACAATACTATCTGATACAACTATTGTCGGAAACAAAACAAATACTCTATATATCATCGCAATCTAATTGAGAGTTAAAAATATATCTATTCTGATTCAACCAAAGCTCCACGTAGTCAGCCTTGATTTTCAGAAATTCTTCGTATGTGTAGCATTTCTGCTGCTTACCACCTTTGTTCCAATAATAGGCAACTCCTCCCAAAGAAAAGAAGTCTATCAAGTCCATTTCCTTTCGCTCCGGTTCTTCACGCTTTTTCTTTTGCCTATATCTACTTACAGCAAGCAATATGAGACAAACGCAAAGCAACATGGAAACCAGTATCTCGAATATCAACCTTACGTCTTGCATCTTATTTTAAACACAAAAACACGAAACTACCGATTGCAAAGTCAAAGGAATAGTGACTCGGACTGCCTTTCGGTATAGTCCATCGGGTTTCGTGTCTCTAATATCTTATCAATTTCTTAAATCGCCATTTTATCCTTTTTTGTTCTGCGCTTGCAAAGATAAATAATATTTCGCTAACTTGCAAGCGTTTTAGTGCTTTTAATACTTTATTTGCATTATTTTAAACTTATCCTTTTTTGAAGTTCATTCCAAACTCTTCTTCCGTTACCTCATACATTACATCACCACATGCTACTCTTTGCTTGTCTTTTGCCATCAGTAATAAATTTCTATAAGGTATCTCTTTCACGACTTCTTGGTAAGATAAGTGCAGACTATCCATAAAAGATGCAATCTGTCCTAAGAGTGTATCGTTACCTATGGTCGTGGTTTTGCTATCATCCTTGCCGCACTCTTCGCCAAAATTGATAGCGTCTGAAAATCCTTTATAGAGATTAAGGAATAAGCCGTTTGTAAGCCATTGACAACCTCTTCAAGCGTTCCTTTAGATAATTCATCACTAATGGATTCATCGCCTTGTATGAATACGGACAACGCCTTGCAAGCATCATCCAAATTCTTAAGCATGCATAAGACTTCCGCTAAGGTCTTGCCCTCTTCGAAACTATCAAGGTATTTAGCCGCCTTGACCAATTTTATAATTGTAGGTGGTGAAACGTAATAAGCCCTTCCATTCACGATTATCGTTACGGTGTCCTCTCCAAGAATTGCATCCGTAACTAATTTACTTGCCTTACTCATGGTTCTGAATATTAAAAAAGGGGAACGGCATTAACACCATCCCCCTCTATCATTTGTTGCCTATGTCTTATTCTTGTTCTACAACCGCAGAGCCTTCCCATTGGTACTCGCCAGCCACACCATCGATCTCGCTTTCCATAGCAACGGCAGAAATACCCAAAGTGATATTCTTATCCTGCTGGTCACCCTTGGCAACGATAGCCGCATTTGAGAAAACGATGTAGTTCCCTGTCTTGGTCTGAGCAACGATACACTTGTTGATATTAGCCAAATCTTGGCTAGAAGACCAACCTACTGCATCTGCCTCCGTTGTAGTCTCTTCTCCAGTTGCCTTGTACATCTTACCACCCTGCAAGTCTACCTTATTCTTCCATGAAAAGACACCAATAGAGAATGTAATTGTCTTAGCACCCTCATCGGTCTTGTCACGATAGTAAACCTGTCCGTTCAGCTCGTTCTTGTACTCGGTAACACTAGGGTCATCCTGAGAATATCCCCATGTTCCCTCATGGCTGTTCTTAACCTCTGTAGCGGTTTTCAACCATGTAGCCAACTTAGCAGGTGTATTTGCCTCGGTAAGAGGAGCACCATACCAAATTCTCTTGATTCCAATAAATGGTTTCATCTTATCTTACGTTTAATGTTTCAAAATCAATAGTAATGTTTGCGTAATGGCAACTCAACCTACTCTCTTGCTCTATGCCGTGGGAACGGATAGAATAGCGATACCATACATCCTCAGCTTTTCCGACCTCATTGTCGGACAGGGTTTGAATAGCCTTCTTTAAAAGCTCGTTCAATTGAGGATTAGCCTCGCCCTCTATATCTTTGAGCAATATGTTTACCTCTATAGTACAATCGTTGAAATATGTCTTGTCTGCACTCATGCGCTTAGGAATGATTACTATCATGCCTTCATCAGGAATCTTCTCACCGACCAAAGGTCTTTCCCCCTCAAGTCCACCCTTTGTCAGATGTCCTTTCAGTCTTCGTTCCAATCCCATAAGTTCCAAGTCATCATAGATTACATGACCAGCATCTATTTCTGTTATCATCGCATATCCTCGATTTCTTTCTTGATATACTGAATACCCGAATCTATAACATCATATCCCCTAGAGGAAACATCAGACGCATATTCCGCTTTGTTGCCAAGGGTCAAGGTGTGGTCATGTACATTACTATAGTTAGACCTTCTGAGATTACCTGTGCGGTTTCGGTAGTTTCCGTTAGCCTTATCAAGCTCAACAGCAGTTTTACCTAACCTGTCAAGAAATTCATCTACTTCCCTTTCTCCCTGTGCAAAGAAAGCGTCTATCTCATCCTTTATAACATCAGACATAGATACTCATATAACCAAGATAATTGCACTTAGGGGCATTATAGACCTTTCCACCTCCTCGGTAACTTCCATCATCGGAATATACTTTGACTTCATCACCTTCGGAAATCTGGCACTTGTCACAAACAATATGATATTTCGGTGTATATATGCTACCATTATCGGTAGTGAAATGCTCGGTAGAGTTGTCATCGCACCGACAACGCCCCATTTCTTTCCATTCCTCAGAAGAGCTAATGACCTCGTTGTACTTGTTGACAACCTTATTCACGAACTTTTTCTTTAATATATGAGGGGAATATAACATAACCTAGACATTTACCAAATATCAGACTTATCCGTGATAGTGGAAAGCCCTAAAGCTGCCACCACTTCATTATCCGGAGTAACACCATACTTACGGCAAAGCCACATATAGTATTGTCCTATCCTAGAGTAGTCCCAAGAGACAGAGAATCCATTTTCGTTCACATTGCTCATATATGGGGCAAGCATAAGTTCCTCGATTACGGAAATCATCGCCTTGCCTACAACCTGCGAATTATCAGACGTATATTCTTCGTCAAGGTCTATACCTAACGAAATATCTTCCAATTGAGCATCCGTTATATTCCAAGCACGCAACTTCTGCGAAATGTATTCTCTTATCTTCATGTGACATCATTATTTCTGAGCCTGACTCATAGCCTCAGCGATTTTCTTTGCAGCCTCTTGCTCGCTCTTAGCCTTTTCGTCAAGTTCCTCTTCTACATTCTCCTTTTCAGAAGTCTCTTCGGTTGACTCGGCAGCATCCTTTTTTGGGGTTTTCTCCTTTTTAGTCTTGCTCTCCTTCTTCTCCTTTAAGACTTCCTTCTTAGGTGTCTCTTCTGATTTTTTATCTTCATCCTCTTTAGGATTTTCTTTTCCATCATTCAAGACTTCCTTTTTAGGAGTATCTTTAATTTCCTTATCGTCTTTTGGAGATGCAGAACTATTATCGTTCTGCACCTCCAACATCTTGCAAAGCTTACGTTCGATAAGGGAGTTCATGCGTTCTTCGTCAAAGTCCAAGATTGCACCTACTTCATAGATGGTGTTAAAATGGAACTTATCACGGAACGGACTAATTACCTCACCTCTCATAAGCCTAACCTACTGCTTGTGTTGAGTCCAAAGAATAGATAGCATCAACGTTATTCAAGATAGGAACAACCATTGCTTGTGAGCTGGTGAACTCACGGAGTGGGTCGTTGGTAGAATAACGACTAGCCAAGATATACTCATCGGCTGACTGATAAGTAACACCTGCAACTGGTCTTGTAGCTTCGGCTACGTTAGTCCAGAACAAATCACCAAGGTTATCATAGCATGTAAAGGTCATGTGACCCTTAGCCCAAGGGTTGTGTGTTCCCTTCTTGCCGTTAATCTCGGTCTTGATTGTACGGGCTACACGTACCAAGTTAGTCTGCCACTTATTTCTGAAGATAGAAGCAATCTGCTCAAAGCTCAAAATAGGAATATTGCTATTACTATTGGTTGCAATGCCTTGATTGAAGGCAAACTGAGCACGAACCTGCTTGTTCTTGCCAAGCAACTTGATTGTGTAATCATCAAGATAACAAGTAGTGATGGTATTTTGGTCTTCCATCGCCTTGTCGTAAACCAATTGGATGTCATCAAGAGGAGTTGCATCCTCTGCGTCCCAAGCCTTAGCACCGTGACCGAACTTATTCTTCTCGGCAAAACCTACATCAATTCGGATACCAGTACCACCGGAACGAGTTGCCAAAGCTACACCTGTTGACAGCTCACTGAGGAACATATCTTCAATACGCTCGTAAACCGCCTGAATACAACGAGGAAGGTCTGCAAACAAGTTACGCAAAATCTGTGGCTGAGGCAAACGTTGCGCAATCATGTTATCCAAATCCTTAAGCTGCTTCTCTGACATGTAAAGCTTCATACCAACCTTTGGGATTTGACCCTCAGCGGTTGAAACCTTATCACGGCTCTTCAATGGAAGTTCTGCATCCATTGATACAACATCAGCAGCAACTCGTGTGTATTCCGCAGTAATTGATGCCCAGCGTCCGTCCTGACTATATGTGTTAGTCAAGTGGTCTCGGTACATATAGGTCAATGCAGTCTGATTCTTGCCGTTCAACTTCTCTACTACACTTGCAACAAGTTGTGGGAAGTATTTATTGACCAACTGAAAATAAAGTGATTTTTCCATCTGTTATCCTCCTTCTTTTAGTCTTTGTCCATGGTTGCATCAGACTCATCGAACTTGTTTGCATCCTCATCGCTAACCAAAGCAATCTTTGGCATAGCTGTAAGGAACGCATCCGGATAGTCTGCACCATTTGCAGCCTTAGCTGCTACCTTGTTAACTTGTCCAGCAGTCATAATTGCCGCTGGCTCACCGTTCAGAATGGAACGATAGAGAACACCCGCATACTTGTAATGCTCCAATGGGTCGCTGGCAGTACCCAAAGCCTTATAATTGTCTGTTTCAATAGGCAATGGCTTGTAAGTTCCCTTACCATCTGTCACGATAACACGACCTGCGTAAAGAACTTCATCTTTTACGCCTGTCCAATCCAAAGCACGACCGCCCTTGATGTCGCCTTCCCATTTCTGGATAATGACGGAATCCTCACCAAAGACAATTTGCTTTTTTGTAGTCTTCAATTCCTGATTCATGTTTTTCAATTTTTAAAGTGACTGAACTAATGATGCGGCTACATTGTCAACGTCCTCCTTTGTTGGCTCGCCCTCGCTAGCACGATAGCTGCCCCCGAATTGTGGTTGTTGCAACGCCTTGTAGTTGTTCGCTACCTTGGAGAGGTATGTTTCGATAGCTTCATCTGTAGCATCATCGCTCAAGGTGAAACCCTCGTTGATACGACTTTCGGGAATGCCCAACTCCTTAGCCTTCGATAAAATCTTCGCATCGTGGTCTGCCTTTGCCTTTGCCTTTGCAGCAGCCTCTTCCTTAGCCTTAGCCTCCTCAGCTTGCTTTTGGATAGTTTCTTGCAATTCCTTAATGGTCTTGCTTTGCGTCTCCATCTGTTCGTTGTAAGTCTTGGCTTGATCGGTGTTCTTTTGAGTCAAGGTCTCTACGAGTTTCTTGAACTCTTCACGTTCCTTGGTTCTTGCTTCCTCTGAAGCTTTCTTCTCTGCTGCCTGCTCTTCAAAGTATTTTTTGAGATAGTCCGGCATTTCGTTTTTCTTTGCCAATTCCTCCAAGCGTTTCCTTTCGGCTTCTTCAGCGGCTTTCTTGGCTTCTTCTTCAGCTTTCTTCTTAGCTTCTTCTTCAGCAGCCTTGCGTTCAGCATCTTCTTTAGCCTTCTGTGCCTCCTCGAACTTTTTCTTGGCATCGGTAACTCTGCGGTCATTGTCCTTTTGCAAGGACTCCAAAAAATCCTTTTGACTAGCAACCACTGTCTCGATGTTGTCATCAGTAACAAGCCCCATCTTATCAAGCATTTCGGCATGTGCCTGAAGAACTTCATCACCTAACCCAAGAGACTTATACTCTTGTTTTAGTAACTGGAAAATTTTCTCTTTCATTCTTTCGATATATTTGTTAAAACTAGTGCAAAGATAATACGAAAAGGATAATTAACACACTAATCTGTTTGCAAGTATCTCACTTTTGCCTAAAAGTGAGCAATAAGGGCATTTACAAGCGATTTAAGGCTATTTTATTATGAAATCGTATACTAGTAGTAATACAAAATTAAACTCGCATATAACGAAAAAAAAACGCCAAACATCCTCACGGACATCTGACGCATGTCGAATAAAAAGAACCTAAACATTAATCATCTAAAAGTTTATAATATTTCGCATATAACCCAAATGATTCAAATTAGAATAAAACCGTCCATCACGCTCTATGAATTTACCGGACTTCACAATCTCACCATTATGCAACATTGCAAACTTAGAACCATGAGCTGTCCATTTATTCATTTCTTTCATATGTTCATTAGAACCCCAACCATATTTCTTGATAGTAGGATAAATGAAACGCTCAAAGCAAATCTGACTATCCGTTTTATCATGCTCGGAGCAAATCGGGAGCACTCCATTATGTGCAAACCAATAACCTGCCTTATAGAATGGATGGCAATTCTTGACACAAACAGAACCATGAGTAGCAAATCTAAAATGTATGATTACATTTTCATTTATATCTCGCTTCATCAATCTACGGATAAATGTAGAGAAATGCAAACTCTTGTAATGGTCAGACTCGCTCACGAACCCACAACCATCTGGATTTCTCATATATGCAGCCTTCAGCTCATCTACGGATGGCAAAGCAACACCTTTCGGACATACAATAATAACACACATATCTTTACCCTTTCTTTTTTCTTTGTAATACTTTGTTTTTTGTGTCCTAGGGCTTTTACCCTAGGACTACATTAATTAATCATTATTGGCTGCAAATGCATCCTTACGGCTCTGGAAGAAAGCCTTCTCTTCTTTATTCAAGAAAGGTATATCTTCGATATTCATAACCTCACTAGTGAAGACATTGTTTCGAGACCAACCGACAAGCTTTGCGCAGAACTTAACCCACATTTCAATCTTCTTATAATTGGTTGAACCTTGATGCTGGCGAAACTCGATAGTCTTGTGACGTGTATAGCTCTCAGCATTTACCTTGTAATATCTATCTCCATGAAATACATTACGTCTAATATCGTAATTGCCGTGGCAATTAGAGAAATCCTTGTCAAGCAAGCTGGCTGCCCAACGGCAATTACCTCTTCTTGAAGGAGCCATGAAACTATCAATCAATCTTTCAAGCTTCTGATAATTCTTGAAAACGTTAACATACTGCTCACCTGTCAACTTAGCTGCACCGATATGAACGTGAAGACCACAAGTAGAATTAACTCTTGCACCTACAGCATCCAAAGACTTGATAGCCTTCTTCAAAGTTGCCATACCATTTGTATTGCCATTCAATACCGGACTTACAACCTCGTTAGGGTCAACATCACCACCAACTGAAGCATCACTAACAATCTTGAAATAGCTCTTGTTATCGGTGTGGTTATAACCCTCAGAATGAATATCAACACCATTCTGACGACCTGCCTCTATCAAGGCATTGCGCTCGGCATGAACACATTCAATCTCAACACCGAATGTATAAACGAATCTCGTTGAAGTTGAACCGCTTGGCACACAAACCTTCAACATATCGGAGATTTCTTTCTCACGAAGACCGCAAGCCTTCAATGCAACAATCTTTTCGTTGCGAGACATCTTTGACTTCTTGATTTCGTCAATAGTCTCAATTAATGACTTCTTTGAACTTGCGAATGAAAAACCAGTCTGCTTAGACATAATCAATTGTGCTAGTTGTTTCGGGTCTTACCCCTTGGTGTCGCTCTCACCTTATTGAGTGAAACTTGTCACTCGGCAAATCAACCAACTTATCTTGATTGACGATGCAAAGATACAAATAACTTTTGAAACATGCAAGTATTTTAATGTTTTTCTTTGTTTATTTAACTTACGGTAACTGATATATGTACGTTATTAACAATTACCCTCTTTATATACCTTATTATATATAAAAAAGGCTTCGATGTTCACACACCAAAGCCTAAAAACTTTACTAACTAATTACCAATTTTATCAACTATCTTCTTAAATCATCACCAATATCTTCTTCTACTCCCAAATCCGGCAGTCTGTCATACGCTTTTTGGTCATCACCACCTTCAGACTTAACACCTAGCAGATAGCCATTCCGAAAAGCATAATAAACCAACTTCTCCATATCTTTTGCTGTTGCATTATCTGTCAAATGTAACGTGGCATACAATCCCATCAAGAACTTCCGTACATCTTTCGGATATACTTTATTATTCTTCTCTAAAGCGACTGCCATTCTTAGTGGACTTTTCATATTCTTCTAATTTTCGTAAAACCATCAAACGAAACACAAAAGAGAACCATTCCGCTTGTCTCCCTAGTTCATAGACTTATTCGCAACTTTATTCGTCCCATCTGCTTCCTACGTTTACCCGTTGACAGATGTCCGAGATTCCAATAGGACAAACATCACGGCTCTCTTCTTGTGTATCATTGTGCCAACGGAAGGATTCGAACCTTCGACCCTAGGATTAAAAATCCTATGCTCTGCCACTGAGCTACGAAAGCGTAAAGGAATGGTTGGATTTGCACCAACGCCCCCTTGGTTGCATAGCCAAGTGCTCTACTACTGAGCTACATTCCTTGTAATATGACAAAAGTACTTGTGGTGCAAGGGAGATTCGAACTCACCGAACCCGCTATGGGAATTGATTTACAGTCAATCTTCTTTAACCGCTTGAATATCGCACCATTTGTGGAACATACTCCTATTCCTCCTCGTTGCCCCAAGTGGATTCGAACCACTAATGACAGAACCAAAACCTGTAGTGTTGCCATTACACCATAGGGCAATTTAGTACTGCATAAAGGATTCGAACCTTTGAATACCAGCGTGAAAAGCTGGCGACTTAACCACTTGTCTAATGCAGCATCTAGGGATTCTCACCCTAATTAGAGTTTCCTTGTTATAGTCTAGCTGAGCTGGGTAATTTCAAAAACCATGCCGTAAACTCCTAAGTCTTGACTTATTATGGTAGAAGCGACCTCTCAGAAGGCCATCTGTTTCAAACACGATGCAAAGATAAGCATTTTTTCTTATACTTGCAAGTGTTTTAGTGTTTATTTATATTCTTTTGATGAATTTTACATCACTTATCCTTGCGGAGAATACCACAAAGGGTATCTACAAGTTTCTTTGCGTCATCACCTTTGATTTCGATAACATTTGAAACATCAGGAGCATCCTCGCCTTTCTGTTCCTTATCCAAACGCTTACGGAGAGCCAAATCTGGATTCTCAACCAAGATAGAGTCTAAAGCATAATTGCAAATGCGGCTTGCAAGTTCCTCGCTACCATTCGCGTCACGCACAAACTCACTCTTGCCTTCAAGAATACCCATAATCTCATTGTACTCTTCAGCATTCTCACAATTTCGTGAGAGCATACCAATCACCTTGTAACGATCAATCTCAAAACTGACCTTTAATTTGTCTTTATTCATTTCTGTTTACTTGATTTATAAATTAATTAATTGCGTCTTATATTCCACATGCTTTCAGCAGGGCCAACCATAACATCAATATTAGCTCCTTGCTTATTTGCTACTGTTTCAATCCACTTAAGGTTGATAAACTGACCAGCGGAAAGGTTCATTTCTTCCATATATGCCTTATCTGCCTTTGCCTTTTGTCGCTCAGCCTTTTCTCTTGCTATCTGCACTTCATATTCACGTTCTTGTGTCTGCTTGGCTTGCACGACCTTTGCCGTGCGGTTCATTTCATTAAGCTGTTCCTTGTTTGGTGTAGCTTTACCAATGATAACCTCCTTTATGATGATAGGCATCTGCTTTTTCTTTGATAGAGCATTCACATAGTCCTGCATCTGCTTGCGTATCTTGGTGTCAATCTGATTAAGCACTTGCCGATTCGACATCAAGTCAAATGGGGAATGCTGAGAAATATGGTCTCGAACCAGATTGCAGAAATAATTGTTGAGATTAGTATCAAACCATTTCTCTCCATAATTCTGCAAAAGAATTAGGGACTTGCCTTGCTCAATCTGAGTAATGATTACAGTATGGAAGTCAAGTGGCGTGTTATCGTCACTAAACAAATCATCTAAGGTAATCTCATGACGGACTGGAACAATCTTGAAGTAATAACCACTCGTTGACCACCAACACCAAGTGAGACCAGTCTGCACTGCTTGCTGTTCAACACCTCCATGCCCAATAAACCAAGGCTTCTTTACGATTACGGCTTCTTCGTCTGCATCGGGAGAAACCGAATGACAACTTGTAAGCGCACTCATGCCGAGTATCGCAAAACAAAACATTAAGATAATTTTCTTCATTCTTAATTTGATTATTGTGTTATATTATACCAAAAATTCCTCTCATAATAAAGTTCTCCCTTTTTCTCATACCGGATAGCATCTGACTCTTCACATAGCTGACGAATACGCATATACAAGCGTTTGTCCAGCTCTTCTTCAAACAAAAGAGACAACTCCTTCCAATTGTCAACAACAGGAGCAAACCAAGGATACTGCTCCTTCACAGCTTGTAGCTCATCCAAGGTTACGTGTCCGTATTCTACCATGTCATAACATCTACGGAAGTCACTATTGTCTTTGGGAATATTCAAATCTTTCTTTCGTTTTACCCCCATCAATGCACTCCACATAGTCATTGAAGAGACACCTGTATCACAAGTGGCTATCCACTCTATCATTCTTTGCTTGTTCATTTTCTTTTATATTAATCACGCTAAGTCGCTTTATTAGCTCTTCACATGCTTCTTTAGTTAAGATGCAATTCTTGAAATCTTTAATACCAATAATCTGTTCACGAATATCAGCATCCGTGTCGTACACCTCCTGTAGTTTTTTCTGAAACTCAATTACGTCTTCGTTGGTGAGTTTACCTTTCTTCTCAACAATTTTGTTTGTTATATTCTTATAAACACATTCGAGTTCAGAACATAAACGAGCTTCTAACTTCATCATTATTGCGTGTACAAAAGTATCATAAAGTCTTTCCATCTTGTATTTCCTCCGAAAGTCTTTTGATTACCTCGTTATCTTTATTCTCAATGCGAGCCTTTAAGATACTCTTGAAAGCGGCATCCATTGCTTCGTATCTACTGGAATATTCCTTACCATCCGTATGACACAAGCCTTCCTCTACACACCATGATGTAGTTTGCCAACAAAACTTACATTTCGAAATGTTTGCAACACAAATATAGTAACCGAAATGCTCTAAAAGCCAATCTAACACCATATCATAGCATGGAGCGGATATTGCCGGATGCTTACTATTCAACTTTAAGGCAGCAGAAAACTCAATATTGGATTTCTCCCACTCGGAATTGGAGTAAGCAATATAACTGCCATAATGCTCACTATATTTTCCACCCTTACGAACACCACCCTTTGCTGTCCAAGGGCTGGCGTAAGCCCAAAATTCGGCTATCTTCTCATCATAGCCGACCTCCTTCAGAAGCTTGGCTATTTCAAAGGGAACTACCTTTGGTTTTATCGTCTGTTTATTAGCCATTATCCAACTTTTTAATATCTTGCCAATGCGTTACTGGCATCAACATGTAATTACAAAACTTATACTCTGCGGTTATTACCGACGGGTTATTACTTCGATGACAAAACCAAATTTCCTTATTCTCTTCATTAGTAACAAGAACTTCTTCTTCAAACTCCGGCAAACGCTCCTTTACAGAAATCCAATCAGACTTATCCGCTTCATCATATGCTTGTTCTAGCAAAGGAAGAACCTTATCCAAGTCTTCGAAATCTGGTACGACTTCATTCACTCGCAAGATTGCTAGACCTAACAAGCTCTTAATCTTTTTTCTGTCCATTGCTCTTCTCGGTTTGTTTCTCTAAGTCTTTTAAATCTACCTTCTCAAATCGAGGAACTGGCTTACCATCTACCTCAACATTACCAAAGAACATTTCCTTTGGTCGCACCCAAACTTCATGCTGTCCGCACACTGCTTGATACGCAACCTTAGCTTCAGAAGTCTCGCTATCAGTAACCTCACCAAGGTACACATAGAAATTGCCCTTATAGTGTCGGTAAATCGGCTTACTGAATCCACCATGCAGCCAATCGGCTTTGCCGTTGATTTTCACGTACTCCCTTACCGCATCGCACTTACAGGACTTATTCAGCTCTTCTACCCAATCAAAGAAAGCTTGTTTGTCCTTGATCTCTTCACTTGATACCATGAAGAGATAAGTGCAAAGAAGCATCTTACCTGCATCAGTATCATATTTCTTGTTCACCTCTTCAGCTAATTGCATCATAGGTGTATCTAAGCGATAATTCCAACTCATAATCTATCCTTTCTTACTTTTTAAATTTGCCAAATCCTCTTTCAAACGTAGATGGAAATTATCTTCTCCATCATCACCGGAAAGAAGCCAATCAATTCTTTGGGCATAAACCTGAGCTTTCTTCAGAAGTTCAATACCCTTTTTGAATTCCTTGATAGTCTCTTTAGATAAGCCATATCTGTTAGGCATCGTATGATGATGCTTTCTAACATACTTGTCTTCATCCTCCTCCAACCATCGGTCTTCGAGAAAGCATCTTTCGTCTTCCTCATCCAACGGATGACCATCAACATAATCTTCTATCTTTGTATATATGTCAGCAATCCTATACTGAGCATAATCAAAACGTCCTCCACTCATAGACTTTTAACTTCAAACTTGAACTTACTTCAACGCAGTCAACCTCGCTTCTAGCTGTTGGATGATGTTATCTATAGTCTTTCCCCTATAATCAATAGCAATATCTTCCAGCACCTCAATCTGAGCCGCAATTTTTAATCTTTCTCTTACTACTGTCATAATCAAACTTGTTTATTATGATGCCGTGCTTGCAAAGTTGTAATGCACGATATAAACATAACCGCCATACATCTTTCCGATTGTTACTTCAACGAAATCAAAGATAATGCCGCCATCCATCTTGTAAGAAATCAAAGGTTCAGTTGGGAATGCATGGTGTTCTGTGTTGAAACGATACACTTCTTGTGATAGTAACTGCTTGAATACATCAACCTCACCATCCTTTGAAAAAACACCTTTAAACTCATCTTCATTGTCAATTGCAACAACTACTCCAAGTTCACTTCTGACACATACACCTTCATTTCTACCACTTTGTTCTTTATACAAGACGGGTAATGTGTAAACACCTCTTGATTCTTCCATATGCTTATTCTTAATTTGTATTTTGTTTTTATCCTTCAAGTTGCCTGCATTGAGCTAAGTCTATTGCATACGCCCAACGCTTAGGAACAAAAGACATCGTAGGTACGAACCTATCCGCACGCTCAACACATACATCTTGCGTCCGGTAAATCAATCCGTCTGAGCCTTTTACCTGCAACTCTACTAGAATTGTATGGTCTAGCATCGGGAACTTATCAATATCATGCCAGACTTCACCGCCTTCAATAAATGAAGGCTTAACATGATTAATCTTTTTTGCCATCACTTACCACAAATAAATGGGTTAGACTTATATTCGTTCTCAATAGTCTCACGGCTACCGAAGCACCACAAATCCTTGGATAGCTCCTTGTGCAACCTTGAAGACTTAATATAATAGCCATTGTTGACATCGTAATGCTTACGTACCATGATATTGTCGTTTACCACTCCAGCCTCATCATCTGTGATAACATAGAACAAACGCCCATCGCTGAATGCTTTCAAGCCTTTGTACACTCCATTAGAGACAACCATCTTTTCATAGCCGTTCGTCTCCCAGTTGGCATAATCCCAGATGGTTTCCAAATCATCATCATTCAGAAGATTATTATCCGTGATAACCTTGCCTATTACCTTGAATTTGCCATCATGCATCATTGCCTCAACGACAAATTCATCAGCAGCCTTGAAATCGCTAATCTCTATGAGTTTCATAATACTTATGCTTTATATTCTCGTAAATCACTCTCTTTGCAGCCTTTGCTCTTCTGTTATTATCAGAAAATACATCATCATACAAAGACATATCTTCACTCTCAAAAGCCACATGCTCACCTTTGTAGCAAGCATCAAAGCGGCATCCTTTTTCGGACTTAGCCGCAGTAAACTTTATCTTACCAAACTTAATCTGCATAAGCCCTATCCTAGAAAAAATATTAATGATACTATTTCAAGAGCAAACAAAAGCGTTAATGCATTCTCAATCGTGAATACCTTTTTCATTTTTTCAATACAGTTTTACGTGTGTCTCACGTTCTTAATTTATATTATAAGGGGATTTTGGATCCCCTTTGTGTTCTTACTTCAAAACTCGATAAGTTTTATCGAAATCATCAAAACTCTTTAAGTAACCTTTCTCGGTCAAAGAGTTTAATATTTCTTTCAACTCATCCTTGGTATTATCCAAATCGAAATCATACAAATCTGCAAAAGTAAAGTACTTATTACCTCCGATTACGTCAGCCATCACTCCGATGTTGCCATAAACCATTGTCTCTTTCTTACTCAATCTAGTATTCATAACGAATCACAGTTTTTACGGTGTGTCTCACCTTTTAAAATTAGTAACCTTGTTTCTTAATTACGATGCAAAGATACAAAGAATATTTGAAACATGCAAATTATTTAATGTATTTCTTTTATATTTTAACGCTTATTATATATGTAGGCACAAAATTAACTTTCTGTAGCAGAAAAAGCCAAAGAATCCACCATTTCGTTATACATATTACCTCTATGAGCCTTAACCCAATGGTATCTTATCACCTTGCCTTTCGCTACCTTATTATATATAGGCTGTAAGTCTCCTAACTTGCAAGCCTGTATTCTCTCTATAGCCACTTGGCAATCCACATATACATCAACAGAACACAAAGGAGGGCAATCACCCAATGCTTGAATGACCGCCCTTATTTCGGCTCTCACCGAATCGTTCACTTTGGCTGTGATAAATGTATATTTCCCACTATTGATAATCGCTCCCTTATGAAGCACAAGCCAACCGCAACCACACTTGTTGTTCTTACTAGAGCCATCAGCATACACTTCATAGCGCACACCTTTAGCCTCATCAACAATCATCTGAGCAACAACCTCCAAAGAGTCATTGCTCATCACATTGGCTATTTGCTTGGCTTTCTTCTTCATAAGCGATTAAATCAAACCTCGTTCCTTGAACTCATTCATCAATGGGGTTGCCAAGACCTCAATATCTGGATGAGGCTTTCCAGTAGTTCCTTTTGATCGCAAATCGAAGAAATGAAGCCAATCACTCACGAATGCGGTATGAATCAACTCCGTGTTGGTATCAAGAGGAAGAACAGTTCTCGCATCTTGTGGCTTTAAACCATCATCCTTAACCAAAGACAAATACATCATTTCACATACTCTATTGGCAAACCACCATTTTTCTACCGGACTCCAATGCTCATAACTACCGATGTTCTTTGATAGGTCAACAAATGTTCCACCATCAAAAGACGATGGATTAACCGCATCATCTTCACCAACCCACTTTGGTTTGTTGATAGCAATCTCGCCTCCGAACTTATCCTTACTATAGTTGCAATATCTAGTGCTTTGTTCCGCTACGGAATCTACACGATGTCTGTTAGCCTCTCTACTTACCGCAATCTGAGTAGTAAAGCGGACGGTTATTCGCTTCTCATGCCATTCCGTAGGCTCGCAGATATAGTCCAAATCCTCAAACCAATTATTTTCAACTATCACTCTGTAGTTGGTTGTGATATAGTAATCGTTACCTATCTGCATCACCTTTGAATATTTGTTCTCACGATAGTGCTTGACCAATAAAGACTCCGGCACAAAAAATCCTTCTTCATAGGCTACATGGAGGTAAATCGTTCCATGCTCACACATGGCAAGATGGTTGCTGCTTACCATACGCTCAACGAAAGGCTTTGCACTGTCTTTGTCTATCTTCATACTTGACGCATAGCAAGTGCGACCGCATAACTCTATCTGCTTGTAAACTCCATCCATACCCTCACCTTGGGATAGGATTTCATATTTTGGTTCTAATATCTTCATGTCCTTATAAGTTTTGAAATTCGACCACAAAGATAGCTATTATATTCCACTCTACCAAAAATTAGCACTCAGTTTAACAACACTTATCTATATTGTGAAAAACAAAAACTTTCACCATAATTCTTATCCATATCTCTTAAATATTTAATGTCCAAAGTCCGGTGCAGTTTAGCGTGTGCCTAAATCTATTACAAATCACACTCGTATGAGTATTGCTTTTTCAGCTTGTTCAATGCATTCTCGGTAACGTAGTAGATGTTATCGAAATATTCGCTTTTCTTGATGCTTCGGCTTTCTTTCAGCTCTACCTTGTGATTGAATGTCACTTCGTAGCGGTTTGCGATGCTTGTAATCAAGAAATCAACCTCACGCTTGCGTTTGTCCAGCTCGGTCTCTTTATACTCACCACGCTTGATAAATGCGTCCTTGTTCGTCTCTTCGATGGTTGCAACCATGTTGCCTTGCATCACGATAATCTTTGCGCTCATATCTAGTTTCTTTTCAAATCCTTAATAACCTTGTTAAGCAACTCTAATCAAGTTGTAGTTCTTGAATTGTCTCCACTCGCCCTTGACTTCATCCCAATACTTTGTGCAGTCCTTGCAAGCGTAACCCTTGCCGTTAGTAGTGTAGTCAATATGACTCTCCATCAAAGTGCCGAAAGCCTGACGAATCTCACCATTCATCTTCTGAAAGTAGAACTCAACAACCTGCTTCTTCATGCGAGCCTTCAGCTTGATTACCTGCCAAGCTTGCTTCAAGCATTCTGCCCAACTCATATAAGCACCTTTAAGCTGAAAGGCTCTGTGTGCCATATTCATCACTTCTCTCATCATATTCTTAAATGTAGTAGCCATAATCTTTCAATTTTAAACGTTAAACTTAAATTACTTACTTTGCAAGTCCGATGCTCTCACGCAAGAAGCTCTTAGCCTCATCGTTGTTCATATTGAGCTTTATTGTTATCATATTCAACATTCTATCAACGTCCTTTTGGGTGTTTATCCTGTTGCTTACGAACTCTATCATAACGAACTTCTGAATCAAGTTTCTTCTTATCATTGAAGTAGTCATATTGCTATACCGTTTTACGAGTGCCGACTCGGAGGTGCAACCTCAGCTAAATTAATAATGTTATTGTGACCTTTGTTTCTTAATCACGATGCAAAGGTAACGTATTTACGTTATACTACCAAATATTTTATAAAGAAAATGTAACGTATTTAGGTTAATTAACAGATATTCATTTGTAACGTACTATTCTTTAAACTTCGTTAATACTTTTACGTATATATGCTACATTTTAAATATTATTCTTATCTTTGCAAGAAAATATCAATGTAACGTATTATGTATTATGAGATTTAAAGATGTTCTTAATAAATATGGTGTAACGCAACAAGACTTAGCAGACCGGATGGGTATGAATAGAGTTTCGGTTTCTCGTTTACTTAGCGAGAAAAACGACTTGCGTATATCAACTATCGAAAAAATAGCAAACGCTATAGGCTGTCCTGTAGCAGAATTGTTTGATAAGCAGAACAAAGTAGATGCTATGAGTGATTTCATCGCCCTAATAAAGCAAGGTGGTGAGTTGTATTCCGCATCATCCATCACTGAGGCTAGGGACGTGCTGGACAAGCTGGAAAGTGTTAAGTAACGTAAGGAACATTCCTTGCAAGTATTAATAATTAAAACTTTTACGACTATGACAGATTTTTTCAATTTGAGAGGTGCAGCGGTATTCCGTGTTCTCTCGTTAATTAGTGTAATAGCACTAGGGTTAACTATCTTATTGTTTGTCATCGGCTTGATGATGGGCTTCTTTGGAGAGCAGGAGACGAAGGCGATAGGATGGGCAATGGTTGGATTCTCAATCTCTTCCTTTTTCTCTTGCCTATTCATGTTCGGCTTCTGCTACCTGATTAAGATAGCTAAGTCTTACGACAAGGATGAGCAAGAGGACAACAAGGAAATAGTATTCCAATACAAGGGCTACAAAGGCACTTTCACAAAGGATGACAATACTGGAAGGTTTGATGGCCACATCATCGGGACAAGCTATTCCTACTCTGGCTACAGCCTTTCTGAGACAGAACTTGCATTTCAAGCGAGAGTTGACGAATTACTGGAAGAAAAGAAACTATAAAAAGAAAGAGGAGCGCATCAGACGTTCCTCTTCTTTGTTTACAATCTACTCATCTTATCTTTCAATTCGTGTATATCATTGAATGCTTGCAACATAGGCTTATGCCATCGCTCTTGTCTCTCATCAATCGACTGCAAGTACATCAAGCTTTGTGCAAGGATAGTCCTACCCTCATCAACAGCTAACCAAATGTTACCTACATTACCCATAATAGTATTCACGCTAGCTGTTAGTAAGCTACCCTCTGCGCCACCATCACGAGCCGCAATAGCATCCAACTTGGTATTTATGAGTTTTGTTTCCTCATACGTTCCCTCCGTAGCGATCTGCACCGCTGTAAAACGACCATTCAACTCATCGCCTGTGTCTTGACTCATTGATTCAAAAGAACCGGAAGAAGCGGACTGCTCGTAAGATTGCTTGTAACCCGTAATTTCGGCTACTTCATCTCTAATCTTCAGTCCTTCTTGAACCATTTCATCATACTTTCCCTTCAAGGCAGTTATATCTGTCTTTGACAATTTACCACCATTTGCCTCAGCTCGTTCCGCCCATTCGTCATAGAATGCTTGCATATCATTTCCCAACAAATCATCCACCTTAGCTTTCAGAACGGCTTGCATAAGCATCTTGGAGAAATTATCAGAGAAGTCTTGAGCAGAGGAATTCATATCCATCAAAGTATCTATGAACTCGCTCTTCAAACTATCAAAAGATATTTGCGTCAAGCTTTCTGCAAGGTCATCAGCAATTTCCTCTAATGTTCCAGCCTCAGCCGCATAGTCTTTCAACTTTTCAAGAACTCTACCTCCATAGCCACCCTTACCTGTATTCTTGATAGCCTCAACCATATCTGGATTCTGCAAAATGGCAGCTGCTTCATCAGCAGATTGCAAGTCGTTAAGATTACCATTCCATTGTCTGCCTATTGCTTCGGACACCTTTTTGATTTGCTCTTGCGAAAATCCTCGAAAATAAGCGTTAAAACTGTGATGAGAGCCATGATAACCCATTTGCGCCTCCATGATACTCTTTAAATTTTGTTCTTTCTCCTTTTGGAGGTTTTCGGCTTTTTTAGCGTCCTCTACGGCTTTAATACCACTATTCTTGTCTATGGAGTCTCGTAACTTGTCTATAGCATCCGTCAAGATTTCATTTCTATCCGTCAATTTATCTATAGTCCGGTTTACTTCTTTTGCGTTCCCACCAACTCCAAACAAACTATTGAATCCACCAAACGATATTGTATTGAGAATATTACCAATGCCGCTTACCAAAGACCCTCCAATCTGAGTTATAAAATCGCCACTTAGAATATTCTTTAATATGCCGTTGACCGCATTCAGAACTGTATCAATCAAGCTACTAATCAATGTTCCAATACCATCTTTCAAAACATCAAGTATCTTCAAGATGGCAGATACGATTTGACCTATTAATCCAGCTTTTGACAATCCTTCACTTAGCGCATCACCAGCTTTCTTGCCAGCGGCTGCGGCTGCGTCTGCGGCTGCCTTACCCATATCCTTCAAACCATCAGCCGCATTCTTAGCCTCGTCCAAAGCTTTCAATCCATCAATTCCACCTTTAAGCTGATCGAAGCTATCCCAAAGAGATGCTAAATCAGATAGTCCAGAAGTAGAAAGGAACTCATGGATAGCAGAAATCGGTTGCGTCACATTCTGTGTCGTTTGAGCCAACTTCTGACCACTAGTACGGACTTTTGTGTTAGCCGTAACAATCTTCTTTCCGGACTCCGCTAACTGACCTTGTACTTTATTCAAATCATTTTGCAATCTAGCTTGCTCTGCGACATTGCCCGACTTTTTCGCATTCGCTATCTGATTTTGCAAATCCTTAATGCGAGGTGTAAGCTTGGTTTCTGTTTCAGTATATTCCTCTTGGGCAATTTTCGCATTCTTCAGAGCCTCCTGATAAGCTACAACGTCCCTTGCAAGGTCTTTCCAACCCAAATCACTTGTATTACCAATCGAATTACGGATATTCTGCATAGCATCAACTATACTCTTCTGCTGGTCTGCACCCAAATTTTGGAACTTATCCGTACCTACGAATTTATCCAGATCTGCCAATAAAGGAACAAGCGCATCTTTCATAATTCCACCAACATTTCCGAAGACTTGATACCAGTCTATCTTCTGCATAATAGCACTAGTCTCAACCGAATCCGTCTCTTTCTTCTGCTCTTCTTTCAAAGATTTTATCTTCCATTGCTTGTTTGAGTCCGAATCCGTAGAGTTTTCAACCTCGCTAATCCTCTTAGCATAATCGGCAGCAATAGCTAACTTCTGCTCTTGGAATGTACCATAAGTCTTCAGATAATCGTACATGCTTTGCGCTTCTTTAGCAAGCACATCCTCATTCTGCTTTACAGCCTTATCCCGAATTGCATTCATCTGATTAGCAACGTTCATGCCTATGGTCAACTCCATGCCATTTACCTTAACCGGATTACCCTTGCTGTCCTTCATGGTTTCATTCAAAACCTCATTCTTGTACTCTTCATCGGTTTTGCTCTGTTTCCACATATTAGCCTTACGACCTTTGCCGGAATTAACCCAAACAGCTTGGTCACGCTTTTTCCTAGCCTCAACCAATTTGTCTATACCATCTTCTACCGCTTTTTTCTCCTTGTCGGCATTCTCGGTAATCTGAGCCAATTCCTTGCTATAACCCTCATTCATCGCATTAATGCGGTTCTTGGTCATGTCTTGGATAGCTTTCTCCGAATAGGAAGAAATAGACTTGGCATAGTCCTCCTCAGCCTTGCGCTTATTACCAGCCTTTGTCTCGGCATCATTCCTAGCCTTTTCAGCATCCCTAGCCGCTTTCTCTCTTGCCTTCCTCTCCTTATCTATCTCCTTTTGGCTTTTCTTCGGCTTACTTTCGATGTTGTTACCTCTTGCTTGCATCATAGCCAATTCGTTTGCGACCTGTTCGTAAGTCTTATATTGACCTCCAACTTGAAGAACATCCCCTTTTCTGTGTCCGTCAAGCCAGTTCTTTCTCACAGCCATACTCGCTTTCAACTGAGACTGAGACATATTCTTAATCCATGCAGGAAGCTCACTATCATCATAGTTAACCTTAATATCAAGATGTAACTTTCTACTGCACAACTTTATTGTCTCTTGGATTTCACTATTCAAATCCTTGAAGCTCTTCTTTGCATATTGATTTTTCAAAGCTTGTTCCTCTTGCGCATAAGTCAACTTAGATGTGGCTTTTCTCGCACGTTCTGCGGCATTGACGCTATTATTTATAGAATCAACCGTACCATCCAACTCAACTTTGTTGCTAACAAGCCCATCAGTAAAGTCGTTTATATCAGGAATCATCTGAGCCACCTCAGAACGGCTATGGTGCATATTTTCGAGATAAGTTCCTATTTTTACATTCAACTCCCCTTGTAATTGGGAATATTGAGCATTCAATGCGTTGTACACCTTTAAATCTCCACCACAAGCATTCATCTCCTTTCGCAGTTCAGCTAACTTGTCTATGTCATCCTGACTTACGAGACTTCGAATAGTACCCATTTCTACATCAGACAACTTATCATCTATAGAATCTTTAAATGAGCTGAAAGATGAATCATTTGAAGAATTATAATTATCATAAGCCTCTTGTAATTGATTTGCACGCTCCATTTCAAGAGAACGCTTTTCAATTATACCGATAAGTTCTTCTTCATGCTCCTTTAACTCATTAGCTTGCTCACTCATGCTTTGAGACTTCATTTTAGTCTCATCCAATTTTACCCCATATTCTTCATAAGCAGACTTCAATTCATTTATTGTGTTCTTATGGTCTTCTGCCTCGCCATTTTCCAAAACCGCAAACAAGGAACGAACCTTATTACTAGCCTCAGCAGCCTTATTACCCATGTTTTGAGTCTTCTTAGCAACATCTTCCTCGTCACTTCCGAACATCGCAAAAACGGACATTGCGGTTGTTACCAGAGTAATGATAGTAGTTAGAGGATTTGCAAGCATTGCAGCCCATAGCTCCCTCATACTAACGGTAACGGCATTAGTAGCCCATGTTAACACATTTTGAGCTAATGCTAACCCTTTTGTGCCAACAGATAATATAGAGGTAACAAGGGAATTCCGTTCCTTTGCTCCTGTATTTACGTTCTCGGACGTTGTATTTACATTAGTAGCCGCAGTATTAGCTGTCTTTGAAGTCGAGTTTGCCGTATTAGCAATAGTTTCCGAAGAAGTAGCATTTGCATTAGTACTTTTTGCGGTTGCATTGCTAGCTTCAGAAGTAGTATTGGTTTGTGTAGCAGTAGTTGCCGCCTCCGTAATGCTAATCTTACCATCCTCTATATCTATTCCTTGCTGAACAATATCCCCAATTTCATCTGCCGCTGCTCCTGTCTCTTTATAGACCTCGGTTTCATTCTCTTCGGCTTCTGTCAACTTCTCAGTCGTAGTCTGAAGTTCCTGTTGGATAGCCTTACGCTTTGCGTTAGAACTTTCGTATTCCTCATCCGCTTGCTGACGCTTTTGCATCAGCTCTTCCAATTTCGCTTGTTCTGCCCCGTATTGAACTATTGAACTATTTTCGTTATCCGAAAAAGAATCCGCATAGCCACCAAATGAAGTCGTATCAACCGCCCCATTATCATAGACCAATTCCTTTTCTTTCTGTTCTATGATTTGCTGCTGCTTTTTTATTTCCTCATCAAGTTGAGCAAGGACTATTCTCTTTTCACGAGCCTCATCCATCGCTTTATCGTAACTCTCTTGCTGCAAGTCTACTTTCTTCTGTAAGGCGTTAGTTTCCAATAGAGCCTTACCATAAGCGGTTTCATTTGCCTTGGCTATTTTTTGTTTAAGGGCAGCCTCAGCCTTTGCTTGTTCCGCAGCCTTATTTGCAGCAGCGATGTCGTCTTCTTGCGATTTTTTTGCACGCAACTCTTCTTCTGCGGCTTCTTTGGCGTTTACCGCATTTTGCCATTGGAGTTGTTCTTTCTCCGCAAGTCTTGTCTGCTCAACCAAGAGGTCACGCTTCAACTGGAGTTGTTTAGCCATTTCTTCGCTAATCAACCCCTCAGATTTCGCTAATTCTATCTGCTTAGATATGCGTTTCTCCGTTTCATCATCACCGATATTTTCGGTATCGGACAAAGCATTCCCCAACTCATTATAACGGCTTGCCTTATAATCTTTGGTATCTTTTCCGTTAAGATGTCGGTAATCATTTTCCATTTCCTTGAACTGAGCCATTTTCTCATCAAGTCCCTTGGAAAGTTCCAAAGCCTCCATCTGTTCTTTAGCAGCAGATTGTTGCTGAGTGACAAGCATATCACGTTTAAGTTGCAATTGCTCTGCCATTTGTTGGGTTATGATTCCATCGGTCTGAGCCTCTTTGATTTTAAGAGACACAAGTTCCTCGGCCTTATCCGTACCCAACATATCAGTATTAGAAACAGCCTTATTCAAATCCGAAAGTCTTTGGCTCTTATATTCGGATGTATCTTTTCCGGTGTAGGAATGATACAATTCAGCTTCATCTTTGTACGCTTTTATCTTTTCGTCAAGATTACTTGCAATACTATCAAGTGTAGCTTTGTTTTGAGCTTTTTGGATGGATGCTGCCGCCATCAGACCTGCCTTATACGTGCCTACGGCTACCGCAGCCGAACCAATAACTTTAACGACCGTCTCCCAATTGTCAACCAAAGACGAAATCAAGTCTAAACCAGTGCCAAATATTCCTTGCGACTTCTTGCCGAGTTCGTTAAACATCTGGTCAACGCTATCGCCAATGTTAGACCATTTTCCTTGCAAGGTTGTGGATTGCTTTTCCATCAGTCCACCAAACTTGCCGCCCTCTTCGGTCATGTTGATGATAGCTTTTTTCACCAAATCAGCTCCGACCTTTCCATCTGTAACCGCTTGCTGAACCTCTTGGGTTGTCTTGCCCATGATTTTACCAAGCTCCTCAGCCATCGGGATGCCTCTGCCCATAAACTGACGCAAGTCCATCGTGTACATGCGGCCTTGGCTCATTGTTGTACCATACAAATACACCAAATCGTTCAACGGAACGTTCAGACCTGCCGAAATATCTCCAAGATGAACAAGAATATCATTAACCTCATTTGCAGCCGTACCATAAGCCAACAACTGCTTTGCCCCATTTGTTATCGAACTCATGTCGAAAGGAGTCTTCGCAGCCGTTTGAACAAGTTGGTTCATCAATGCTCCTGCTCTCTGCTCACTACCAAGCATTGTAGTGAATGAAATTTCAAGCTGTTGGAATTGTGAACGAACATTAAAGATGTGTTCTGCCAATTGTTCAAACCCCAGGCCACCTACGAGGCTCATTGCTAATTGCTTTGCATCACCACCGAGACGATTAAATAAAGATGTTGCACCCTCACCGACAGTAGGAACTTTCTTCATTTCCTCAATCATTCCGGCAAAGGCATCAGTCATCACCTTTACGTTATCAGTAGTTGCGCTCGAAGAACCCGAATAGCGGACATACTCTGCTTGCATGTTTTGCAATTCGATTCTTGCCTGCTTACCTAATCCGGTTAGATTCTCATAACGCCTTTTCTCATCATTGAGTATAGTGGAATTTTCGCTTATATCACGATTAAGGATTGTTGAAGTGCCAATATCTAAGCCTCCTTTACGAAGTTTAGACTGCATCTTTGCAATCTCAGAAGAAAGTCTTTCAATCTTTCGCTTAGATGCGTCTGCTTGCAGCTCGAAAGAATAAACCTCTCTTGTAAGATTCTGCATTTTCTTGGCATAATCACTACTCATCACCAAAGCATAGCGAGACATTGCGGAACTAAGCTCTGTCACCTTTTGCTTTTGCTCTGCATATTTGTCAGTAAGGTCCTGAACCACCGCCTTATCTGTCGCCTTTGTTGTTTTCTGTAACTCACCACGCAATCTTTCAAGCTCTTGCTTGGCTTGCTTGATTTGGTCGAAATTCGCTTTGATGTTAAATTCTAGCTGTGCCATCCTTATATGTTTTTATTGGCAAAATTAGCTAATATTCGAAGGAATAGCGAAAGAATTAATGTATGCTATTTCACAAAAGATTTAAGTGCAAAGATTAAGACTGGGTACAAAAAAAGCCTTCCACACTCTCATGCGGAAGGCTCAATTCTTACTTGTTTTCTTCTATATATAATGACAATCAATTCACAACAGCCTGTATTTTCGTTGAAATTTTACCATTCATCAGACTTTGACTTTACAAAAGAACTTTTTAAAATATCATTTAAAATATAATTGACACGGTCATTAATTGCATTATATAAACGTTCTTTCTTCGGATTCAACTTTCCATTCTTAAAGTAGTTACTACAGTCTCCGGCAAAACTACTAGGTAATTCCGTTGGAGCACCAGTTATAACTTTATTGACCACTGGTGCGTTAACACGAAACTTTCCATCTTTGAAATTAAATGAATAGGTGCAAATCATATGCTTTCTAAGAGGAAGCCCCATTACTTTCTCATAATAAGCATCAGTAATAAATACGTTCAATGTAACTTGCTCGTTTCCAAATTTTGTAATCTCATTTGTCTTAGAAGTATATTTTCTATCCAAATACGAAGATACGGCACGAAACAAACTATCCTGCGAATAACCATCCATAGGAATAACAACAAATTCCTTTTCGTCATCAGTTACAAACTTAAAGTTCGAATTAAAGTGAAACTTTACATCTTGCGCCATTAATGATAACGTAACAAACATCATCATCAATGCCATTAACAAAAACTTCTTCATATTCTAAACATTTAATAATATATTTACATTTACTACTTATCTAACCCATAGGAGAACAAAGACTTTTGCGCTAATTTTCAAAGACTTGTATTTTTATTACAAAAGTATTGTTATTTTACATTTCGGCTTCATTATACTCATAATCCCAGAGGAACAACTTGCCTTTGACGTTTCTAATCGGCTCATCGAACAATTTAGCATTCTTCAAGAACCAATGATATTGGAAATCTTCAGCAAATGCATCCGGATAAGCCTCTTGATACTGAATATCATCCAACTCTACGCTGCCGATAATGGCTGACGTTGGCAAGTCTTTAAAGTCCGGAATAACAATACCATGCTCTTGGCAATATTTCTTCATTGCGCTCTCCTGCCATCCGTCAAGCTTTTCGGGTTTGGCTTGGCTTGCATGGATAAGGAAACGGCCACGGAATTTTCTATTCCATGTTCTGTTTTCAATGGTCTTGCAGCCGATAGCGATTAACCAAGCATACGGCTGGCGAATTGATAATACTTTCATAAGCTCATTGTTTTATTATTTGCATCCGCAAAGGTAACAAAAACCTTCGAGAAATGCAAGGAAACTCTAATTTATTTTCATGTTTTCTAAAAATAATCTTGAAATAATTTGCATATTTCAAATATTTTTCGTATCTTTGCTGTGTAATCAATGAGAGATTGCAAAGGAGATGCCGAAAACCTGAAAGAGTAGGTAAAATGAAATCCCAAAGCCGCATGAGACTGTATATTTCAATTCGGATTTGGAAAATCAAAGTTGCTCTTACAATTGAATTGTAAAGCTTAGATTTCCAACAGGGAGGTGGTGTTCTCACCACCGCCTCCCACCTTGGGATTTCGTTGCAAAGGTACGAAATTTATTTCAAACCACCAAATTTTTAACGTATGGGCACAAATGAAGAAAAGACAACCAAGTCATGGGGAGGTGCAAGAGAAGGCTGTGGACGCAAGAAGAAATGCGCTAAACGTATGTTCTTTTCAGCCACAGAAGAAACACTTGACATCCTCAATTCCTTAGACGGAAACAAGAGTGACTTCATCAACGAATGCATCCTAAAGGCGGTAAGAGGTTAGATCCTCTTCCGTCTTTTCTTTCTGATTCTGTCCCAATCCGGTTTAAGCACATCCATCGTGCCGACCATTGCCTTGTACTTGTCGCCAAGTTCGCCCTCGTTCATAGATGAACGGAAAGTGTACATCTTGTATCGTTCATGCTCAGGAACATATAATCCCACCATCAAGGAACGGACTCCATCCACCTCCTGCTCCGGTGCTATCAATACAAGCCCCTCGTTCATGCTTTCCAACTTGAAAATCTTTGAGGAGACAACCTCATAATAGTCTAGTATATTCATATTCTTGTCTCCTATAATTATTTTGTACGTTCAAACACTTCAATATACTGGATAGAGCTACAATCAATATATTTACGTGTAAACACTACTGTACTTCCACTTCCAATCATAAGTGTTCTGTTCTTTGTATTGCAATTGAAAGAGGTTTCACAACCAACACTATTGAAGTCGAAACTTATTTTTGCTCCACCTACCAAGTTGATATTTCCTCTAAGACCTTTGTCCTCGGCTTCGCCTAATATCACATTCACATGACCTGCATCCATATTCTTATCTAATCAATTGTTAAACACCTTCTCTAATAAAGATACGTATGATAGAGTCACTATCAATGTAATCTCTGTTTCCGTTCTCACCAAGTATAGTTATCAAATGCTTTTTTTTGTTATAAAGAACATCGGCAGTAAAATCAAATAACTTTGATTTGCTAAAGTTTGCATGAGTTAACTGCCCATTAGAGAGTGAAATTCCTGCAATGCAACCGCACTCCTTTGCATCATCTAAGATGTCTTTGATAATCTTAATATCCATAGTCTTATTACTTTACTTCTCGTTCTACAATATCAAAATTATCCCACGTCTCTCCTTCGCTGTCTGAGATATGAAAGAAAGAATCTGAGATATTGTATAGATAATCATCGCAATTTAAAACTCGCTTGTAATTCTCCAAAGTGTTCATTCCTTTGTGTCCTATAGCCTTTCTAGCCTTATCTCTGGTATCGAAGACTTCTGCATCAACCTCAACAGCTTCACCCAATCCGTGTTGGTACGAAGAAATTACTACATATACTTTCATAGCTTAAACCTCCTTTTATTACGCTACCTTAGATAACGTTTCTTTATCGATCTCAATCCACTGCGTACCATCCTTACGAAAGAAGATTTCACTCTTGATACGCTTACCATCCACATCAATGCAATTACCCTTGCAGACAAAGGTGTGGTTCTTTGTCAATGGTACAAGAAGGTACGTTTTACCCTCTCTTTTGCGTTCTACAAGCGTTTTGTCCGTCCCAAGGATAATTGATACCCTTTCGTCCTTATCGTCCTTTAGAACACCTATTTTATCCGTGTGCTCGATATAGAGCACATTCAGAAAATTCTCATCCATTTTCTTATGCATTAATCATTCTGTTATACTTTTTCTTATTAACACCTCGTTTAACGGCTTCATAGAGCAAAGTCAAAGCTAATGCTTCATCCTTGACTTTCAAAGCCTTCAAGGTATCTCTTTTTACGTTGTAGTTCTCATCGACCTCACACAATGGTACGTAGCCTTTGTGCTCGAAATTTCTTCGACCAATCGCCCAAATCTCATAGCCATCCGGAAACTCGTTTGTTGTCTCGAATACATAATTGCCATCATTAAACTTTTCCATAATCAATTGTATTAAGTTCTTTACCTTATCTTTTCTTACTCCTCCCATCGGAAAGCGTTAGGGTCTTTTACGACCTTCTTACTGGCTTCGTCCCACATGTAACCATCCGTAAACCATTTAGGGGCTTTACCATTGATTACTCGTTTTGCATCGGCTATGCTAGCATAGTCCGGTTCAGCAATATTATCAATGCGAACGGATACCTGACCAAATACGTCCTCCACCTTAGTAATATGATGCCCTTTGTAGAACACTTCTTTCAAACACTTAGCGATTGTCTCCATATCTCAAATACTTTAAAAGTCCTTAACTAAAGGGGTGATTAAAGGCTCACCCCTATTAAAGCCTCGCCAAACACCTTAGAACGTGTATATATCTTTATGCAACTCGCAAGAAGTTGTAAGCCTTGAATTGTCTCCATGCGCCCTTTTCTTCATCCCAATAGCGGATGCAATCTCTTGATGCTGCATGACCAGTACCATTTGGAGTGTAGTCAATGTGGCTCTGAAGGAGAGTACCAAAGGCTTGTCTTACCTCACCATTCATCTTCATAAAGAAGAACTCTACTACCTTGGTCTTCATCGCTGCCTCAAGCTTTACGACCTGCCAAGCCTGTTTCAAGCACTCAACCCAAGACATTGAACTTGATTTCAACTGATAGGCTCTATGTGCCAACTGCATTACCTTTCTCATCTTGTTCTTAATTGAAGTTGTCATATCCTCAAACCGTTTTACGAGTGCCGACTCGGCTGCATAACAGCAATTAATAGTTAAACTTTAAAGCCTTTATCTCTTAAAGACATTGCAAAGATACAAAATATATTCTAACATACCAAATGTTTTGAAAGAAAATGTGAGAATATAAACAATTATTAACTTAGTAACCTCGTTTAGACTTTATTCTTTACTTTTATTCACATTGTTAGAACTTATCTACACAAAACAAAGAAAATATTTGGTAGTTTCATTTATATTCATTATCTTTGCACACAAAATAAAATCTCACATTATTAAATATAAGAAATATGGACGTTAAAACAATTATCAAAGAAAAGGGCTTTACTATTGAACAGGTAGCAAAAGAAATGGGTATCACAAGATTTACTTTTACCCAAAACCTCAGCCGTAACCCTACGATGAGGACATTACAGCGTATTGCCGATGTATTAGGGTGCAAAGTTGGCGACTTCTTCAAAGACGAAATAGAGCCATCTAAGCCAACATTTGTTTGCCCTCATTGCGGCAAGCCTATCGAGCTGGAGATTAAGGCTAAGGAGGGGAAATGATATTCCTCTCCTTTAACTCTTCTATTCTTTCTCCTTCAAAAAGCCTATACCTGCATAAACATTACCCAACTTATACCAAGACTGGTCTAAAGTCATAACATAACTACTGAAGGATTCTTCCTCAATATCAAGGGTGAAGTCTTCATCTACATCAGGCTCTCCATGTCTTACGTAACCCTTATTCGGGGTGTATAGCAATCTATGATATGAGCCGTTCTCACAAATATAAAGTCCGCTATTACGCCAATCGGAACTCCAAAATTCCGGTTTATTCACGTAACAAAGCATTACATCACCATCGTAAATAGGAATACTATGACTTCGCTCATCCTTTTCTCCAACAAATTTTTCGCTATCAACATTGTCAGACTGACGGATAACAGATACGATGGAGTAACCATTTCCAATAAAGTCCGCTATATCAACATATGTTCTTTGCTCTCTAAGGTCAAATTCTTGTTGGCTTCTTACGCCATCTTTCTCAAATATTACAAGTATTCTTGTGTACTTATCACCAAAATTGACCATACTTAGAATCAAGCCGTTGTTCATGTAAGACGCATAAGCTTCTTTGGCTAGTGTTAATACACGCTCTAGATATTCCAATGGCTTGTATCTAACTAACCAAGACTGACCTTTATGCATCTTTTGCAAGTACGAATACATGTTCATCGCCTCGCATTCATCTATTCCATGCTTCTTGCAGACCAACTTGAACTTATCCGGATAAACACTAGTTACAAGTCTATCCAATTCGTCCATAGCTTGCATGGCTTTCAAATAATCATTTGCTTCCATTTTACTAATCTTTAAGTTTCTCAATTATATAACCACGACCTGTATAGGTACAAGACAAGCCGATATACACTAGGTGATGCAAAAGCCACCATTCCTCAGTGAACGGCAATCTATCACACTTCACGAACTCATCTTCATCCTCAAAATCGGATGCCTTTTCCAATATTTCTTCCTTTGTCATTGCTTATATTATTTATTCTAAAATCTATTAAATACACCATCCGCAACTACCTACGCATAGTTTGCATTCCAATTCGTTGCAGATGTTATAATATTATTCTTCCGTTATATTATAGCGGTTTAGTACTTCCTTTGTTGGAGGCTTTGGGTCAAAGTGCATATCGGCACAAGCATAAGGCTCTGCATCTTCATGATGATGGTCATATGTATCACCAAAATCATTTTGTTCAGCACTTTTTCCATTGATAGTGAATACCTCTGTACGGCAAGGTAACGCATGATGCGTTTTTATCTTTAATTCCATATCTTAATATATATAAACTACTATTCAAAACTAAAAACTATACAATGCCCTCTTAAGTTTAATCCTAAGTTCTTCCTTCATTTGCGACACTTTGTCATATGAATCGTAATATCGTCCGTAATTATTATAATTAGACCTATTTACGCAATGAAGCCCGATAATAAGCAAATCTAGCTCATCATCAGTCAAGGAAACTTTTTTCATAAGCTTACTTCTTTTGATTAAAATACTTTTCCAACTCTCGAAGAATGAACAGCCCTCCTATCTTGAAAGACTGCTCTATCACCCCTCGATGTTCCTTAAATACGTTTTGACTTCTTGCAAACCGAAACGCTTCATTCTCTAGCATAAGCACAAACTTATTAAATTCAGCATCGGTCATTTGCATTCACCTCCTTTGATAATTAAGTCAAACAATTCATCTGCGTATATCCAACCATCCAAATCGTAAGCTTTAACTTCTATTTCCCACATTTCTTGATATGTGCCGCAATCTGTCTTGTACATCATATCGTATAGGTTGTAAAGATTTCTATAACCGCAGTCTCTTGAGTATGCAAGAATCCTTCCTCTTCCAATTTGAGGAACTTCGTTAGCATTATGAATCAAATCTTTGAATATCTCTTTCTCCGCCCAATCAATGCCATCCAAGAAATGCTTATCGGCATTTTTATCTCTTTGAACCAAAGAGCCGTTTTTGCTAACCTTTCTGATTACACGATAGCTTTTGCTTGCGTAATCTCTGGCGGCATGGATTTTCTTCTTTATGTCTATCATAACTATTGTTGTATTAAAAATGTAAATATGGACGTTCAAGAAAACTAAGTAAAACAGTATGTTCTTTATATGCGAAAGAATCTGTTCTTCCCATTCTCTCAAAGCGTTGCATTTGTCTTTTACAATGCTCTATAAGTTCTTTCTTAAAAGCTTCGTCCATATCTTAAACCTCCATATCTTTAGTTGTACCTATTAACTTTGCAGTCTCCTCATTGTAAGGAAGACAATATCCAAACCAAGCGTCTCCTGCACATATATATCCGTTAGGTGCTTTATAACTAAAGAAATCTATAGACCATCTATCTGCTTCGCTACATCTTACTACAACCTTATCAAAAGGTTTAAGCTCGACTTTTTTCTTCAAATCAACAATCATTTTCTTCTCAGCATCCCAAGCCTTGCCCTTCTTTGCAAGAGCATCAAATAACTGCTGCTTTTCTAAGTCTGTCGCTAAATGAACTGAATAATTGCGAGGTTTACTAAGATATTCATTCTCGCCTAAATTTACAAAACCATTTCTTGTTATATGCGCATGATAATAAAAATTTTCATCATCTTCATTTCTATAAATAAATATAAAGCGATAATTATCAAATCTATCCATCATACAAACAATATCACCATCCTTGAACTCTGGCTGAGCCTTCTCAATCTCCAAAGTTTCAAGGTTTAGTATGCCACCTAATTTTCTTTCAATCTCTCTGACATATCCATAGGCAATATTGTTATCTAACTTGTCAAACTTAGCTGTTTCTTTATCCGTTGTACTGATTGTATCTAACTCTACATTTGTATTATATAACCAATTATACAACTTTGTTCCTTGCGGCTTATTCTTTAGAATTTCCGCTATATTAATCTTTTCTTCCATGTCTGTCTTTTTTATATTCATTTATTCTTCACTAAAATATTTCTTAACAAACGCTCGTTCGGTGAGCCATTTTCCAAACCCCACTCTAAAGTAACGCTTTGATTTACCTTTCGCAAACCCATATTCATCACGAGGTGTATTTACACTTAGGTGTATCTTAGGAACATGGTTCACCGATACGTATGCAGTTATATATTCATCCGAGAATGCCAAATGCTGAACTTCACGGAACTTTACACTTTTAAAGAACATTTCCTTCATAAGCCTTAGTCCTTATAGATTGCATCAAGAATGCTTCTGAAATTCGGATTATCAATAACGGCTTGGGCATCTTCTTTGTTCTTGAAGTAAATAGCTCCCTCGTTATAACTACTACAAGAAGTAATACCATATTCACGGGTTCGCATGATATTATACTTATGTTCATTAGAATTCCAATCCGGTTTCCAATCTCCATTATAACACTTAGCTATATCCATTAACTTATCCAATGCAACAATTTTCTCTACATTACTATTAGTAACATTAGCAACGACAGGGCTAAGGCCACGGTCTATTAAAGTAGATATAACATCCTCATAGCTGAATGGTCTCTTCTTGAATGCTATAATGCCCACTTTCAAGTCACTTTTTTCAATGTCCACTTCCATTCCTTTAGGAATATCTATGATTAACTTATTATCTAGCATTTTCATTTTTCTTATGTTTCATTTCCAAAATATATTTTTTATTCACAACCAACTCGAAGAACTTATATTTAGCATGCATGTAGTTGCGACCTAAATCAACTCCACCGACAAATTCTTCTCTATACCAAGAGATTGCCGTATATTTTACAATATCATGCTCTTCCGGATGATTCACACGACCATTCCACACATTTGTGCGAACCAGATCGCAATACCCATCAGGTAATTTGGCACGTATCATCCTCGTATTCTCCGCATCAATATAGACGTTTTTGTATTCCAAATCTACGCCTAAAATTTCCTGATTAAGCTTTGCTACATCCATATCTTTTCAATCTTAAAACACTACGTTGAAGATCCCTCGGTTTGAACGGATTCTTCTCCAGTATTTTATTCACATCATTTCGTATCTTGCGGCTTTCCCACTTCTTTGTAAGACGCATAGCCTTTAACAAACGATGGTCTCCGGCTAGCTTTCCTGCATCCATCTTGCCACAATAATAGCCTTGCCTATAAGCCCAATATCGGGTTTTATAGACTTCCTTCATTATCTTCTTAGCTTGTCTTATTTTCATGTCAACCTCACTTTCTGCAAAAAAAAATTCCATGACACCAATCGCTGCTTTCAACATACTTATGTAGTTTAGTACATCTTCCTGCAAGCATACCATTGAAATGTTTACAACGACTGCATTCCTTTGAAGTTCTCAAAATTGAACGAAACAAACTAACGTTGGCACTCGACATATTTACCTTATTCCATCTGATAGTTGCTTTCTGATAGAGATTCTTTAATCTAGGAATGAATCTACTCTCTTTCTTAAATGTATATTTGGAATCGAAGTAACGTGTGTCCGTTCCTCTCTCCATCATATTCATAATTTTCTTAGCTTGTCTAATCTTCATACATTACTTGTTTTTATAAATTTCACATGTCCCCTCATAAATAGTGTTATTACTATAAATGTCATTATATTGCGAAATGGAAACCAATCCGTTTTTCTTCATTCCCTTAAGAATTTCATCGTACACACTTTCTATTGCTCTTCTCTTCAATTGCTCCATGCCCGATTTATCACGACCATAATACTGCGTATCAAAGTATGACATTTCAACTCTTGAATGAAGCTTAATAACTTGTGGCTTTATGTATCTAACCTCTATCTTCGGTTTGATGCCTAATTCGTCAGCTAGCCATTGCTTCCATTTTGGCTTAACATCTTCTCCATCCAAACAAACAAGCAAGATGTAGATAAAGCTCATACTAAGATATAAAATTGCTATATTCATACGTCATATTATTTTAGATGAACAACAAAGTTTTTTGGCTTATACTCGATAAAACCATTTCCCTTTTTCGTTTGAGTAGTCTCAATACTGAAACCTGCGCAATCCTTACTTAGAACTCTTGTTTGAGAACCTACCCTACAGAAAAGTTGGACATAATCAATTTTTTTAAAGATATGGTATATGGAACGCCCATACTGAATATGAGGTTCGCCATTAATCATTTTGACTTTTATTTGATTTGGTTCACCTTCTATCTTTACACCATCAATAAGAGTATGACACCAACGTGGTATGCAAGGTAAACATAATATTTTTACCTTGCCTTGCTTGATTTCATCAAACTCCTTCTCACCGATAGTAACATTTAAATATCTACACATACGCTACTTCTTTTTAGTTAAATTTATCGCCTTGGTGATTCGATGACATTTAGAACACAATTGGTCAAACCCCAACTTATACCAATATCTTCTTGACCACCAATAATCATTCCGGATCTTCTAAATCTTCTTGGCTTGCCTTATTTGCATCTTGCAGTTTCGTAAATACGACAAGCATTTCTTTCCGATAGTGCCTACCGCCTTGGAATAATCATCATCGTATAATGATTCATTACCATCGTATCTACTTAGATATTTCTTTCTTTTAATGTCTGCATCAACCATGATTTTAAGCTTTGCGACAATCACTTCATTACTGGTAGCCTTGCCAAGAAACCACAACAGATTAGTTAATGTTAACTTGTTTGGTTCATAAGCGTCAACATTAGATAATTCCGACAGCCTTCCTTGAATGTATCTCGTTAGTACCTTTTTGTAATTCATACGCTACTTCTCCTTATCGAATTTATTGCCAACAACACAAGCATTAAATAAATTAACAAATGGCTCGTAATTATCAACTTTATCTAAACTCTTGAAGGCAAAATTTCCTTCTTCTTCAATATAAACTACCTCATAGAGATTATCTATACCAATAAGGTCTTCGGTATCACGCACAATATCGCCTTCCCAAATTTCATTGCAGTCTTCGTCCATTATTCCTGTGAACTGGCAGACCGTTTCTGGAATTACTTCGTAAGGAGTTAAATAACATCTATCATCTTCATCACTTTCTTTACGATGGATAAATGCCGTTCCCTGAGAGTATGTAAGTGAACCCCCAACCCATTCTCCATTGTCAAGACGTTTAGCCTTGAACTTGATATTTTCTATTTTCATAAGCTATAATTATTTAATTCCATTACATTGCTTAATAACAGCCTTATTAAAAGATAAATTATAAGCATCAGTATCTGTAATACCTTCAACCTCTTTATATTTGTCAAGAATAGAATCTCTTATTCCGTCAATATAAGGCTTATCTATAAGCTTGAACATAATTACATTAGTCCAATCATCAATTCTCCTGTTTGGATTATCAATCTCGTCTTTATACCAACCAGATTTTCGCCCACTATCTTTATGTGGAACACGATATTCTGCTACCATTGGTATTGCGATAAATCCATCATACTCCATAGTAAGAACCATTACCCAATCAAGCTCAATTCCAAGTTTTTTCATCTTGAAATACTCTTTAATGGGCAACCATCCTTCTAACTTCATTCGTTCAATAAACAAGTTAGCTACTCCTGCTCCTATAAATTCTTCGTGCATACTTTTCATTTTTTATTTAATTTATGAGCAGTACTATTAGTATGCTCTATATGTTCATTATTACAACAATATGGATAGAAATATTTATCTGCTCCATACATAAGTTCTTCTATAATATTATCGTCACTATCATTGCACTTAGAATCAATAGTAACTCTAATATTTACTTCGAATATTCTTGCCATAACTATTCTTCTTTAAGTTCTAACTCTTGCTTGATTAGTTTTAGAAAACTTCTAGCGTGAACTACAAGAACTTTCTTATTTCCTGCGTTCATCATTCTAGTATAGTTTTCAATCATATCATCAATAATTGTTAGTGCCGATACTTTACTCATATTTTTTCATATTTAAATCTTTAAGTCTATCCTTATAGAAGGCAGGAACTCTACTAATCTGCCACCAAGAATAGCATTCGTCACTCCAAGGTTCAATCCACACTGGTTCTTTTGTGTCTTTATCTTGGCAGTATACAATTCCACGTACTTCATCATTAAGCAAGAAAGCCTCTACATCAAAATCCAAATCGTCTAATGTTGCATAAGTCTTGCAATACTCATTACGTTCCCTAGTGCCTTCCCTTACGAACAACTCAAAATCATTGAATAAATCTATTTTTAGTATCTCTAAGTTATTGCTTTTAACAACATCTAGAAGAGACTTTTTGACGTTCATTTTGCTCATTTCCTATCCCTCTTTTTATAGTCATTGCAATCCATAGGAATATGGTCTGCTAACTCTTGCCAATAACACCTATTATCATAATAACAAGTTTGACATTTTTGAATCTTTTCATTCATTACTTATTCTCCTTTAAGTTCGACAGGCTCATCTTTCCAAGACAATTCTTTTCCGATGAGCTTCTTAATGCTTCCTTTAGGAAGGTAACAGCAACCGGTATTTGCGTACCTCTGCCCATATAAATATACGACAGAGCAAATCCATAATGTATTACTTTCATTTCTGCAAGGTTTTTCTGCAAAAATATGTTCACAGCCACCTTTATCTACTGCTAACCATGACATAACTAATACTATATTTTTTTAATTAATAAATTACTTTCCTTATTAAATGGCTTATAACCATTATTCAGATACCATTCGAAAACAAAACTCTCGGATTCATCTTTATTAAATTCCAACCCGATTATTTTCACTCCATTTAACTTAGCTTGTTGTTCGGCAAGTTGTAACAGACGTTTTGCAACGCCACATCTTCTATGAGCATCATCAACAAAGAGTGCATATATTAGAGCATCAGCTTTGCCGAAAATATCACTAACATATGACGGAATAGATATTTGAACTGAGCCAAGATTTTCTTCATCAGTTATTAAAATTCTGATTTCATCCTTCCATGACTGCTTTTGAATCATAATTAATCCTCCAACTCTATGTTATTTTCTGCTGCGTAGCCATCTTGTGCTTCCTCGCAATACTGCCCTTCGCAAAGCCCACCTATGCCGATGTTATATTTTGAAATAATGTTCTTGTTGCAATACTCACAGATAGCATCGCCATGTTTATTTTGTAATTCTTCTCTTGTCATATTAGTTATAGTTTGATTGGGAGACCATGAACATAAACCTCATGAGTGTCACGAGTACCATCTTTTTTCTCCATATGGAAGAAGAGAGTCAATTGTAATGTTGACCTCATAAACCTTTCCGATGGTGAACGATAAGGAACTATTTTGGAAAGCCAACCCACACGCCCATCTTCATCCATAATTTTATCTCCGATTTTAACAGGCAAGGCTTTAATACAGTCTTCTTGAAGTTGTTCCATTTCTCGAAGTAACTCATCGCGTCTTACATTTAATTTGACCATTTTATCTATAAAAGGTCTGGAGATTTCTCGCCATTTTTCTATATTCCTTTCTACTTCTTCTCTTATCATATTCTATCCTCCAACTCTTTAAGTGCTTTATCTAAATACATTATAGCTTCAGTTCTCTGAGTATTTATAAGCCAATTCATAGAGTTCAAAATCTCAATGGAATTATTAATGTATTCTTTAGCTTTTTCTTTACTCATTGCTTATCCTCCTTTGCTTTTTTAAGATAAAATTCTCTCCAATCTTCAAAAGTCCAATCTCTTGTGTTATGAGTAAGATTGAAAACTTCCGTATCTTTCTCTAACTGGAATAACAGCCAAGCGTAATCTTCATATCGCTGTCTTAGCAATCTTTTGCGACACAATCTTACATGCTTGTATAACTTATAATCAGCGGTTGCAGCATCAAAGATTATTTTACCTACTATTGCTAACAGATAAGCAGATATAACGCCTAATGCAATCCAACCTAATATTGTAATTACTAAATCCATATTCTCTTTTTTTTACCCTCCTTAGTAATTGATAATTTTCTGTGTTTTACGAACCTTGGCAAAGAACCCACTAATCTGTTCTTTTGTCGCAACACCTTTAATGTGACACTTCATCCAATTGCCAATACCATTGGATTTCTGAATCATTCCATCAGAATCCTCACCAATTATCACACCATATCCATCAGCGTTAACAAAGCCATCATGGATAAACACTTTACCATCATTAGCAACTAAGATAGTACCTGCTTTATATTCACTTAATCTCATATTCTTTTCTTTTTACCCTCTCCCTTTTACAGGAGAGGGTGATTAATTACTTACTCACAAATAATAGCGAGCTGACCACAAGCAGCTCCATTCTCAATTTCAGCCTTTGTTGCGATTGCTACTGCATAATCGTAACCCATCTTTTCCAATTGATTCTTAATTGCATTCATACTTAGTAATCTCCTTTTCTTTAAATGATTTATAATATAATTGCTTAAAGCCTAACTTGATCAAAACATTGATGTAATCTCTATACTGTTTACTGATAAAGATTTCGTGGTTGTTGCCAACAAATCTATACCACAAATTGTCAAGAAATACATTTGTCTTGTAATGACCTTGATTGCAGTCAATGATAACCAGCTTTCCACCTACCTTCAGATACTTCTTCAAGGTTGTGAAGGTTCTCTGTAAGTCTGGGATATGATGAACAACGTTTCTTAGATAGAATACATCTACTGATTTTTCTCTTAGTCCGACAATCTCATCTTTTCCATCATACAGGAAGTCCAATTGTGGAAGGGTTGTTACATCGCAAGTTTTATATCCAGTCTTTGGATTATAGCCACTCCCGAAATCAATGCACAATTTTGTCATCATCAATATGATTGTTTCTTCTTACAAGTTCATTGTTCTTAACGGCCTTGCAGTACTTTTCCCAATCGCAGAAATTTCCAAGAGGAGTTACGATAATATCACTTCGGTTGTACTTCCCATAATTGCCAAATACTCCAAATGTATGACCATTCCACTTGTAATCGTAAAATCCATACCCGTCATCGCCAACCTTTACAGAACCTTTTGGGAGTCTTATCTCACCATATCTAGCCTGTAAATCTTCACAAACAATGCTATAGAAGCCATCTTCCAGTATTGTTTCCAACAATTGTGGATTCAAGCTTTCCTTACACTTAGGAATGTTTATTCTTGTGTTTGGAATAATCTCTTTACACTGAAGTGCCATGTCTCTACGTCTTTCGTACTGCTCGATAGAAGACACACTGATAGCAACCTCAGTTAATCCAGCATCTTTCAATGCTACGATGATGTCCTCATTAAGCAGTATTCCATTTGTAACAAGACAAATACCATCTGACGTATAGTTGCTGACTATCTTTACAATCTTTACCAATTCTGGGTTAAGTAAACTCTCACCACCCATGATAGTTGCTCTTTTCAGAACACCAACCTTCTTCAAAGTTTCCTCCATCTTATCACAATCCAGTCGCAATGGTGACTTAAACTTTTGGTAGCAGAAGTAACAATTTCCGTTTACTCCTGTACTTTCGTTCATGTTGCAATTCAGATTTGTGATAATTCTATATCTGAAAATACCCTTTTTCATACTAAATTAATTCCTTCTACAACACCATTGCCGAGGTGATTTTTCTCTGATATGTTATTCACATTAATAGGAGACAACTTCACGAAGAAATGCTCCTTATCAAACCATTTTTTCAGCTTTTCTGCATCAAAATCAGAAGTGTCAACAAGTGTAAGATTGATTGTAGTCTTCAGATTGCTTTCTGTGCAAATCTGTCCCAACTCCTTAATTGTCATTTTGTTCTTATAAGGAATCAACCAATTTCGCTTGTCATCATCAAATGAATGCAAACTAATCTGCAATGTGATATTTCCATTAATGAAAGAGAAATCACTACCCTTAATACCAATCGTTGATACATAATGATGAGTATTAGGATATTTCTCCGTAATAATACGAATAGCCTCTTTGACTGCATCAATATTAAGAAATGGCTCGCCCATACGAGTATAGTTAACTTTAAACTCTTTTGCTTTGCTTGGGTCAGCACCTGCCTTATTGACGGCAAATTCAACCTGCTCTACAATTTCTTCTGCCGTAAGATTGCGATAACGTTTCATGTTGCCTGTAGCGCAAAATTTGCATCTTACTGGACACCCACTCATTGTAGATACTCCAATCATCCAACGTTCTGTACGGTCGCCAAGCTCATTGTTATCAAGCTTGTTTTGATGTCTGCCTATTGCATCTTTGGTGTAATAAGGTAAGAACGTGTCTGTAGTTTCAACTAGAAAGCCATCTTCTAATTGAAGGCAATACACGACACCATTTTTAAATGTTTTCTTTCTTAATTCCTTCATATTCCTTATATTTATATCCCATAAGGGATGGTTGGTTACTCTGGTGTCTTCGTTGTGTATTTATCAGATGAAATGTGCAGAAACACATAATCGCCATCACTGGTAGTATCGTTAATATCACAAGAAACACCTTCTGCTTTATCAAATACAAGCATTTCACAATCTCCACCCGTGATGTCAATGTAAGATTTTAAATGCTCTATCAACTCACTTGCTTTCATATTACTATCTGTTAATATCCTTTCCTCAATCTTATACAATAATCAATAGCTTTGATTGCTAACCAAATAGCATGCTTCTGCTTATCGTCAATAAGATTTTTTCTAATCTCAAATAGTGTCTTCTTTGCTTCTGTTGCATTCATACTTCTATTTATGTTAATCTAAATAGATGTTTTTATCACCTAAATCTTTTAATGCTATATCCTTACACTTTTGGCAAAGAAATTTGTTTCCCATGCCTTTGTCAAAACACGCTAAAGAAATAAAATCTTCTGGTTGGAATTTGTGCCCACAGCAAAAGCAAGTCTTTTGTACTGACAAATTAGAACTCTCACGCAACTCCTTAAAATGAGCAAACGTCCCAAAGAAGTATCCTTTTTCACACCCTACCGCTTTGTAGACTTTCTTAGTTATTTTTACTACCTCCATACCTACACCTCCATTTTGTGATTAAGACCAAGACCGAAGAGAAGGTGCTGGAGTTGTGGAACAAACTTGACTGGACAAAGAAACATCGAACAACATTCATTGATTATATATGCATTCTCATCCATGATTACAAGCTTTCGGTGTGGAAATTCCTTGAAATATATATCGTCCTTATGCTCCCATCCATTCTTCTCTAGAATGGATGGGGTAAGAGGAATAGGAACAAACTGACCTTTTTCTACAATAAATCCATCAATGCCATTAATCGATCTTATTAACACTTTATCTATTGCTTCATAGTCAACAAACTTACAAACAACACCATTTGGTGTAAAGTTGTTTGGCTCTGTTCTTGTCATCACAAAGTCATCTTCAATATATTTCTGTGCCATACGCTTTAATCTTTGCTATTAATGAAATCCTCATACTCACCTATCGTGATTTCCACGAAGTCTGGATTTTGCTTCTCAGCTCTAATACTATCATCGAAGTAAACGAAAATGCGTTCTTTGTGACATAAAAGCTGGGTGATGGAGAATCGGCTGACGTGCGGAACTTCGATATTCAGTTCCTTCAATATCTTGAAATGATGAGTAAAGGATTTATATGATGTAAGTACTGCTGCTATTGCCTTACCTTGCTTACTACGCTTGTTAGGCGCAATGCATACATAGTAACCGTCCTCCAATTTTACACCGTCTATCTTCTTCCACACCTTCTTATCTAGCGTATCGTAACGCTCAGAAAGAACCCATATAGCAGTAACCTCGTACTCTCTTGAGAGAGTTCTGTTAGGCTGAAAACCTTGCCATTTTTCAAACTCGAAGCCTACGGCTTCTTCCACTCTTTTCATGTAGGCTTGATACTCTTTCTCTTCAGCATCGAGAATACCTTTAATGTATTCATAAGCCTTACTTCCCTGTTTTGTTTCGTATAACATATCTCTTTACTCCTTAACTTCTTTAAAAATTACATTTTTATGGTCTGAGCGTTCTTTGATGCTACAAGGGTATAGCTGCCATACTTCACAAAACTTCTTACTATCAAAGAAGCACCCTTTGCAAGATTCTTTATCAGTCTCAGTAACTTCAAGAGTTACTCTTTCTCCAACTTCAAACTCTTTCATAATCAAAACGCTATTCTATAGTCCTTTCCTCTCAAAGTAGGTCTCTTTTTGAGGATGAACTTTGTTAAATCTTCAAAATCTATCGGGAAGAGCGCACAATATTTATACTTCAATGTGCAGACAAATCTTCCGTTGAGCATAACATCAAATACAAATGTTTTCATTGTTCACCTCCTTCCTGCTTTGGCAGTATATCAGATAAATAAGCCCATTTGATGATTTGGCATCTGCTAATCGAATGTCTCCAAGATTCCTCTTTCCAAAGAATGGATTCTTTAAACTGTATATAAGCATCGTTATCAAAACCAAGGGTAATAATATCGCTCTTGCTCTTATCTGGCTCTTCTGTATTTGGATGCCATAAGTCCTTAAGGAACTCTTCCTTAGTTAATCTCTTTTCCATTTTTTAGTCTCCTTCACATAAAGTTTCGTTAACCTCGTCATTGTATGTATGAGTAACCGGATTGTACTCAGAATGGGTTGCATCTACCCTACCTTTCCGGTTAGTGAAATAGATAGCATTTCCTTGGTCATAAAACCTGTACACTGTTATACTATCAACAACAAACAATTTCTCGACATTGAATTTGTCAACAGAATCCGAGATTTGGACTCTTGTACCCTTACCTTTGCAACCTACCAAAATGGCGGCAACGGCTATTATCATTATTACCTTTTTCATATCAACTTCTTTTCTTCTTGAAGAATACGTCATTCATCGTACCCTAATATACTAAAGAACTCATCCATTTTTGGATTTAGATTGTTTGCCATTAACATATATGCCGGAACGGAGCGACCGATGTTGCACTCTAACTTCAATGCATGTATCATTACTGAAGCTTGATGGCTTGAAATCTTAACCCTATCCAATCTGGAAAGTATTTCGCTCTGCGAATCTGCATTACGAAACACTTTCTTGATAAGAGTTTCTATGTACTTACGCTGCTTGTCCGTCATTGCTCTTATTGTGCTCAAGAGACTCAACCAAAGCCTTCAGACCATTGAAAGTAGCATCCACCAACTCCTTGCTATCGGAAGCATCAAAATACCAATTTCCAATAATCTTGCTATTATTTTCAGCAAACATCGTAATACTCGTATGAGTATTTGAAGACGACATCTGGATAGACTCCTTTGTTCTACCCATGAGGCTGGCAATCTTTGCCAACACCTCTACATAAACATTATTCTTTTCCACTTTCTTCTTACAGTTTTTATGGTGTGTCTCACCTTTTTAAAATTAGTAACCTTGTTTCTTAATTACATTGCAAAGATACAAAGAATATCTGAAATATGCAAACTTTTTAATGTGTTTCTTTTATTCTTTAATATATCATAACACATAACACCAATAATTTACTGACGTTAACACAAAAATCCCCACCACTACATTATTATATATAGTGATGGGGCAAACATTTAAAACAAAATAGCATTATGGATTTCTACGATTACTATCAAACTAAATCGTCCACATAAGCCCATTTATAGATGGCGTTTGATTTCGTGAACCTATTCCACCATTCCTCGCCTAAGAAATTCAGATGCTTGAAACGCTTGCGAACCTTGGTCAGACCGACAATGCGTCTGTTATACTCAGGCAGCTCTTCAACAGAATGCCAAGCACCTTCTTTTTGATATTTCATTCCCAACTCCAAGGCTTGCTTGGCTACCTGCCTTGCACCTTGACTAAAGTCTATCTTATCAATCAACAATTCTAAGTCCATAATCAAATAACTTTTATGTTAACTTTGTCTTCAAAAAACGCTTCTAGCACTTCCTTGGCTTTTGCATCCGCTTCATCCAAGTCTTTGCACTTGATAACCCTAACATTATAGCCTATAGGATTACGTAACTCATAACTACCTTCAACCTTAACCAACCGGATGAAAATATCTCCACCTTTGAAGCGGTACGAATATCCTTCTGTTGCCTCGTTCCATTGTCTAACTATGTTCCTCACCGCCATAATATCTTTGCACTTTTAACAATGTAGCACTAGCACCCTCAATGTAGGCTGCGATAATGACATTTCTATATAGCTCACTATTTTCCTTATCAATTCCTACCAAGCCTTCTGTTGATTTCAAAGGCTCAATTGTAAATTTATAAGCCTCCTCTACTATCCAGCTAGGAACACCATTTGAAATCAAATTCTTACAATACTCATTCATGATTTTACCTTTTAAAATTAGTGGATGACAAGGGATTTAAACCCTTGTTGGTGTCAACACCTCCCCAGTGACCTGGTACACGGAATGTTTAATCAGAAAATCCGCTCCAAGTTTGCGAGGGTCGCATTGCTTTCAGTTGCCAATGCCACTCATCCGTTTGTCAGCGACAGATGCGAATTTGAAGATTGTGCACCATTCCCAACCTTGCCCAAGGGTTTCTGCCGCTGACTAATAGGCATTTGCCAATGGTTGTCGGCAAATTTTAAGTGTTCACATCTTACGATGCGGTATTAACTATCTCCCTGCCCAAGGGAACAACCATTAGCGATAGGCTATTTGTAGTTATGAAACATTCAAATAAAGCCGTGCGACTCCTAGTTTATCATCATGCCCCCACGCAAGGCATCACACGGCTTTGGCACGTGGGTATTTGGTAGATTATGGCTTTCCTACCTCGTCTTTCTTATATCATTCCGCTGCCATCCTGCCGCCCAGTCTACCGGAGCTGCATTACAGCAGTGAAAAGATGTATTCACATTATATAAGGCTGCTCTGAACTCATCCAATTCTTCTGCCGAGAACGGACAATCCTTGTTTACCCGCCTTTTCATAATTTCACTACCTTATAGCCAAGCCGACTTGCAAGATCAAGAAAAATATTAAAGTATTCCTGTGCAACTTCTGTTCCTGATACTACGCCATTTTCAAACGTGAAGTAACGCTTTGTATTGTAAAGCGTATCTTCCAAGCAATAAGTTTCTTTCATTTCTTCTTTCTAATCAATTGTAAACAACCTTTCGACTGGTCTCTTTGTTATATTCGGGTTAAGAGAGTTTGTTACTTCCTTTTCCCAAACACATCTGAACTCTTGGGGCATCTGATACTCGCTGATAAATACCTTATGACCTCTTCTAGCCATTTCCATGCACCATATATAGAATCTTTCGTAATCGAAATTCTTTGATACATCATACTTTTTCGTAGCTTTGTAAGGCAAATCGCAATACACTATACTCCTATCCGGTATCACAAGTTCATCATAACTGCCGCTATAAAACTCGACACCTTTGAGAAGAGGCACATCACGCATTGTATTTTCTATCTGCTCCCTTATGTAATCTCTTGCCTTTCCGTTCTTGCCGACAACATTATGTCCGCTATAGCCACCATCAAAGAAACGTCCATTAAAGCTCGCCATAAAGCCAATTAGTCCGACACCTGCTTCTGTGAAGAATTTATTCTTTCCGTGATAGCAGTCTCTTGCAAAGTTATACAACGTCTTACTAATATGGTTGAAGACAAACCCATCATTCTGAAGATACTTCCACATTTCGATAAGATACCTATTCTTATCGTTGGCAATCCTTCGATACGTGTCCGGAACGTTCTCAATAACGCTACAGCCACCACAGAAAGCATCTACAAACGTATCATGCTCTTTGTCCAGCATAATCGGCAATATTTCATGCACGATTCTAGCCTTACTACCCATGTACTTCATCCTATCATCTTCTTTATCATTTTAACACCTCGGTTGCCAAACTTTCGCTCGACTACCTCATTATAACTCACTCCATCAATGGAACACTCATCCGGATAGCACTCTTCAAGCCAATCTGTGAACTTCAGCAAATTGAAGACCAACTCTTTTCTTGCTAAAAGAAACCGCATATCAACGAACTTTCCAAAGCTTACTCCGAAGATTTTCTGAAATTCATTACCTATAGGCAAAAAATCGCTTGACTCTATCTTCATTAGCTAACTTTCTTGGTTGTTGTTCTTTCCAAAGGATAGCCACTCTTCATAAAGTCACTAATTCCTATGTAAGTTCGCTGTAAATCTTTCTCATCGTCCTTCAGATCTTCCGTTGCGTTGATAGCCGCCTCATTCAAAGTCTGTTCGTCAAAGACACCTTTTCTTACCTTATCGAAATAAGAAAGAATTTCTTTTGTCATCAAATGGTCAGCCAATCTCTTGAAATCCTTATCCATCACTAATGCCATGAAATCATAAGAATTTTCAAAGGCCAAGATAGGAGCAAAGTCCTTGAACGCTTGCATTAAGTTAACGTGCAATTCTTCAAACAGCTTACGGATGATATTCTCGTAAGTTCCCAAACAAAGGTTGGTCAGATTGTACAGGATGATTGCATTTGCATAAACTCCCGATTTTTCACCAATTCCTAAGTTCTGTAACCTCACCGCAAGCTTATCTCGCAACTTGTATAAGTCTTCACTAATCTTGTCATAGAACGTCATTGCGAATTCGTTATTGAAATCTGCATTAGGAACATAAGCGTCATAATACTTAATCACCTTGCGAAGGTTCTTCTTGCAGTCTACCCACTTCTTCTTAACTTCAAACCTAACGCATTTCTTCTTCAGAATACTCTTTTCGATTTTCTGCATGAAGCACTCTGCCAACACCATTTCAACATAGACATATTGCTGAAGATAACCTCTAGTAATAACCATAACCTTGTTTACTTCTGTTTCGGTCATTCCATTCGGAACACTGATAATTATCTTCTTACCACCTACGTTCAATAAGACTCTTCGGAAACAATTTACACTAGGCATGATGCTTTCTGTTTGAATATTCTACTACCTTATTATAGCACTCCGTTCTCACCAAATCCTCGACCCGATTCAATGTGCAAGCCTCATGAGTATCATTCATATTGACTTGTGGACAGCAAATCTGATAAAAAAACTTTGTTCTGATGGTAAAACCAAAGAACTTGATTTGCTCCTTGAATACCCGACCGGACACCACCTTATCAAGTTTCTTCTTGCCATCGAAGAGATTCAAACTCTCTTCTCTACGATATACAATATCGGTCTTAACCGAAAAAATCTTTCCGAACATAACTATTCCTCCAAATTCCTAAGCGTTTCCAAACTCTCATCATTATCAACATCATAGCCGATACGATATTCGTTACCAATTCTTGCACCAATGTATACCTCTTCGGCATCCAAGATATAACGGGACATCTGTTCACGAACCTTTATCTGTTCTTCATTCAACCCAAGTACATCAAAGCACTCTTCCTGCAATGACTTATATGGTTTCGTTCCCATATATGAGACATAAGCCAGCTTGCCTTCCTGATGCAATGGCTCCCACTTCTCCCACCAATGGTTGCGATACTCCAAGATACCTCTTTCTACTCCATCGGCACAAACATATTTAACTATTCGTATTCTCATTATCAACCTTTTTTAAAACAACTTTAACTGTCTTTCCTTGGCACTTGAACACACGAGACTTAATCTTGTATGTAAGATTGTTAATTACGACTTTATCCCCTACACAAGGCATAAAATGGAAATCGTAATTTTTCAAAATGATACTGCCTTCATACTCGAATTCAACCATTTTTCTGCTCTCCTAATGTTTCCCTATATTTATCTAACATTATTGAATTAATCTCAGACCAAAAAGTTACAATTACGCCTTCGAAATCAACATTATGTTCATGTGCTATAAAATTTCCAGCACTGACAAAATCAAAATAGCCTTCAATCGTCTCTTGTGTACCTGTACATGTACATGTTATGCCATTCTTGACATACTTAGCCACAAAATAATAGCATTTCTTCATCGCAACAACTCCCTAATAAATTCGTTACGCATCGGCTCAACGATGCTTGTGTACAAACTCTGCTTATCTTCGGGAATGTCATCCGGTGTAATAGAGAACATCAACAAATAAGACATCGGAATCTTCAATACCTTGCATATTGCATCAATCTTACTCTTACGTGGAAACGTTCTTCCGGTCTCCATAAACAACATATTTGTCTCACTACAACCGATAGCCTTACCAAGTTGTCGTTGGGTCAAGCCCTTGCTTACCCTCATTGTCTTAATCGCCTTTCCTAAATCCATTTAACCTCCTATTTTAAATTTTCAAATCTATTCTTAATTGCAATCATGGCATCATTGACACCATCCTTATATCCAACAGAATACAAGGAACAATCCTCTTCGCTCGGTTTTCCGGTTTTTGATTTCAAAAACTCTTCTATCTCACGGAAACCATACTCCAAGAATCTGAGAAACATAGCGTTCTTCGTGATAGCTGGTCGTAGAACATCTTTAACCCAATCCCAGCCATCACCATAACCCAAAGTGAAACTAGAATTATTACAATATCTCACTTTCGGCTCATCCAACCATTGTTTTATTATTTCCTTTTTTGTCATCATTCCCAGTTTTTATGGTGTGTCTCACCTTTTTAAAATTAGTAACCTTGTTTCTTAATTGCAATGCAAAGATACAAAGAATATTCAAAACATGCAAGCATTTTAATGTGTTTCTTTATTTTATTAATGTATTTTAATTATTTAATATAGTTTCTACCATTTATTTTAAACTTTTTACATTTTTCTCTTTCTCAAACACTCTTTCTACTATCACCTTTATCCTTAATTTCGTCTTACTATGTTCTTTAACGTGTGCCTTACGCTTTGTAGTTTTTGCACCTTGCAGCAATTTCTGTCAGTCGCTTCCCTTGTACTTTCGTAGTGCTACCTTTCTTGCATATCAAGACATTTCCTATACTTGAATCTTGTATTTCCAAGAAATGGACGCAACAAAAACAACTTCTAAAATTCTTATCCCTTTGACATTTCCTTTTTAAGTTTCTTTCTTTGAGCCAAAAACATAACAATCTCATCGAAATCATCGCAATTCAAGAGCATTTGTCCAACCTGCCATTCCGCTGCTTTCTGCTTGGCATCCTCCATGCCCTTTGCTAAGAATGTGATTTTCTTGTCTTGGCTTCGATTCTCTACAGTAACTTCAAGTGTACCATATTCAAGTTCGGTAGTCTTCATACTGAGACCTTCATCAAATATCCTCAACAAATGATTAAAAAGATTACTTCTTTCCATGTTTCAACCTTTCGTTTTCTTGTTTCAACAAATCCTCAAACTCCTTACGCTTTGCTCGCATATTCTCGAACCATTTACTTGGTGTTATAGGACACCCCATAAGCCAATGGTCGAAGTTTGGAATAGGCAAATTGAACTCACTAGCTTCAATAGTATAATCGTACCACTTCAACAACTCTTCTTCGGGAGCTTCCTTGTCTATATCAGTTACAATAGTAGCCATATCGAAGGTAAAATCACCGCAATTGGCTATTCCTCCAACTTGGCCACCTATCCAAAATGTCTCCGTATTATCTAATCCGTAAAACTCATGCTTCTCACAGAATGCCTTCAAGTAAGCATTGCAAGCATTCTCGTAATCATTCTTTAATTTCTCTTTATCCATATCACATATCCTTAAAAAGTTTCTTAATCTCGCTCTTCTACACCTTTGGATGGGAGCACATCACAACTTGCGTACTTGGGTCATGTCTTACCTGCCATTCGCAAGTATTACACCCCAAATCACCAACTTTATTAATTGCATTGGTGTATCTGCCTTTCTCACCATAGGGGCAATCGGTAGCAAAATCCTTTCGTCCCCAGATGTACTCATCTATCTTGTATGAGATAGCATTTGCTTTCTCCTTTTTCTCGTTAATATTTAAAAACATCATATCGTCAATATTTAAAATAAGCATAGCTGACCATCATCAGCGACCTTAACATTACTCTCAGAAAACCAAAGTTCCTTGAATATTCTCTCCATGCATGCTACGACTATAGAATTTCCAGCAGCCTTTTGAAGACTTGACTTCGACACTCCACTTTCAAGCATCTTGTCTATATATTCTTCGTCAACGTTCATTAAGCGGAAGAGTTCTCTCGGAGTCAAACGCCTAATGCGCAACCTTGTCTCTCCAAGCACAACCAAGGAGTCCTTGCTCGCAGATGTAATGGTATTGGCTATATTCTTTCCAAGCTCGACCTTTGGACTATGTATTTCGCCTTTTATCCACTTCCCTTCAGAGCGAGTTCTTATAGCTGCACTCATAGGCTCTTTCCATTCATTTGACACAAATTTCTCTTTACATAGCAGAGCATCGCTCATAAAGTACTTTTCGTCCACATTTTCCTCCAAGACATCTACCAAATGTTTCTTCAGCTTTGTCTTTCTCGGAAAATGATAATCTATCTTATCACCATCATTTCGTATAGAGAGCATGAAGACACGCTTTCTGTTCTGAGGAACACCGCAATCTGCAGCATTTATCACCTTTGCGTAGTTGACATATCCATAGGATTCCAACTCCTTGCGCCACTTGTTAAAGAACCCAATAAACTTTGTTTGAACCAAAGCCTCTACATTCTCCATCAAGAGGTATTTCGGTCTCTTGGTAATAATGGCGTTTCTTGTAAACCAAAGGATAGAGGAACGTGTATTGCTTCCCTCCTCTATTCCTTTCTGCTTTCCGGCTTGCGAAACAGACTGACAAGGTGTTGAATACGTCAGTAAGTCAAAGTCTTTAACCTTACTCCAATCTATCGTTGTCATATCACCGAAATTCTTGCCAGACAGACTAGGAAAGCAAGCATTATGCAAGGCTATTGCACTTGGCTCTATCTCAGACCATCCGATACACTCGTAATCGAAATCAGAATATTTCTTCTTCAGTCGCTCCAAAGCCATCAGTTGAGAGTCATATCCGGCACATAGTTCAAATGTCTGTATCTTCATTTCTCTAAGCTTTTGAATTAACTCTTAACCCTGCCTTAATCTCGGCAGCTATTCTACCTTCGTTTGCCAATCTGTCGCAAAGCTCATTGTACTCTACTCCTGTATGGCTCTTCACCTTGCGCCAAGTGATGTGTGCTACATGAGCGGAATGCTTTCTAAACTTCTCCATCAAGTCTAAGTTCTTGTGTGCAGAATAAACACCGCTCAAAGTCTTAAGTGCATATTGGCTATCACTATGAACCTTAACAACCGCACCTTGCGGGCAATGACCGACACCACAGATGATTGCCAAAAGCTCCATACGGCTTATTGTCGTGTCAATTGTTCCATAGTTACCCTGCTTATACACCTTGCCTTCGTGTAAAATCACATAAGCAGCACCACCAGTGTACTTTCTTCGCTTGGTATCAGTCCGAAGAACCGCAGAACCATCAGTCCACACTTCATAGCAGTCGTGCATCTTTTCTTCCTTGGTCTTGAACTTGAAACCATGCTTGCGGTATGTCTGGCTCGGATTCTTCAAGGAATTCCATTTCTTGACCAAATCCTCCCATTTCTTAGGGACTTTACCGCTTGGCAGCAACCATCCGACATCATCAAATCGACCATAAAGCCACTTTAGGTTGTCTTTCATAAAACCTGCCATCGAGCAATACATTGCAAACTCTTCATAAGTTGGTTTTGCAACGTTTCTGTGCTCATCGCCCTCTTTCTGTTTTCTTTCTCCCATAGCTTCTTTCTTTTCTTAGTTTCTTTAATCAACCTCACAACACATACGAGTAGTTTATATACATAAGTGAAATATACTTCGTATATTCCCCTTAACTCTACAAGCTCCCTTACGCACGCAGGTTATTTATAGATTCTCTCGTCTACTATTATTACGTTCGATTTTTTACCCACTTCATCTTTCGCTCAATAATTTTTGGGTTTGTTCCACTCTTCGACTTAGATACTTGGCTTTTTAGGACTTTGTATTTGTTAGCGCATCGCAGTTGACCCTTTCGATATTTTGCCGAAATGATGATAAGATTTCCGAACGCATCATAATAATGCCAATTGTTAGTACAAGCACATGCGTCTACTCCGACTTCTGTACATTGGACTATTTTTTTTACCGCACCAGACTTAACAAGCTTCTTGATAGTCTTCCCAACTTGGTATCTAGTTGAACAGGTATCTTTCATCATGCTGGTGTATGAATAACTTGTGTACTTTTCATTGAATGGTCTTTCCAACATACGAGCTTCCGTTTTTTTGGCACTACGTACACTTTTAATCGTATTTCCATTGACGGCTCTACAATGCGTATTGGAGACATTTTCAATGACATTGATTTTATTACTCACAACGACATCACACAAAAGACTTCTCAACTGAGGCAAGGTAAGTTTAGCTATCTCGCAGCGTCTTGTCTTGTAACTGTATTGGAAACTGTCATGCAACTTGTTCGCTATGATTCTCTTCACACCGAACTTGTTAGTTTCAATTCTACAATATCCAAATTTAACTGATAAATCCAAATATTGTTTGAAATCTTTCTTGTTGTAGCCCATCACTTTAGCTGCTTGGTTTGTAGATCTAAAATGAAGGTCTGATGCACGGAATAGAAATTTTATCTTTAAGGCAAAACAAAATCCCACCAAGCGATTCTTATCGCCTAGTGCAATTTTAGCTTGCTTGATACCAATTCTAATCTGATGCATAATAACTCGTTTCCTTATTTGTTTAACTTATCTGTGTTTCGCCTACTCCAACAATTATTGCCCATTGCTAACCTAGAGCAATCTAAGAATGTTTCGACTCAAAACAAGGATTCTAAAAAGAAATCCTTACCCTTCATTCGTCTGACACCGAAATCTAGGTAAGGATTATCGTGATGTGGCTTTCGCCACGGAAAATCTTATTGATTCTTGTAAGCGTGTCAGCACCAACAAAGCACGCTGCAAAGATACTAATTTATTTTCAAACTGCAAGGGTTTTAATGTGTTCTTCTGCTCTTATTGCGCATTTTTAACACACAACACAATTTTAGTTACGTATATAAAACTACAAATACATTAAACCGCTTGCAAATTTAACATTTAATACTCTAAGGCATTTTCAAGACAAAAAAAAGAGCAACCACCATCACTGGCAGCTGCTCCATAAGTTGTTACCTTAAACCAATCTAAAACCTTAATAACTAAAAACCAACCTAATAAAATAACTTTTTCTTATATTTTACCGTGAGAAAGAAAATCATTGTAACCAGCATCAAGGAAACGACCCAAAAGGAAATCATACCGAATTTCCAATAGAACAAATCCCATCCCTCCAAGTCTTTCTCAATATATTCCTTTTTGGTCTGGGCGATACTCAATTCTCTATTTATGCTATCCCTCTGAGCCTTGTATATACTCGCTCGCTCTGCTATCTCCTTATAATGAATAAGGCTATCACGAACCTTGGATAGTTCCTTGCTGTCCCTGTATCTAATCTCTATATGAGTAGAATCCTTACATAGAACCTTACCACTCTCATCTACCCTTGTCTTGACATCATCCTTGATGTAAGTGGAATCCTTAACCTGCTTTTCGGTCTGCTCCCAATGGTAAGATAGCAAGCTATCCCGAATAAGCTTGACCCTTTCGTTGACAATTGAGTCCCAGTGAGCATAAGTAGTAGTGTCTCGCACCACCTTTTCCACTTCTACATATCTCGTTGTCCGGCATCCGTACATCATCAGCATGATGAAGAAACCTACCAATATGGTAACGAGCCAACGCCACCAATCAAATCTTAGTTGCATATCAACCTCCTTTTTGAGTGCAAAGGTACAAATTATATTATATATGACACAAAAAGAGCCATTTGGGTTATTTCCAAAACCCGAATAAGTGAAAAACTAGCCATTTTCTGTTAACGAATGTAATCAAGCCTACTATTATAGCCAAAAGACGTTAAAGCAAAGAAAATGATTTGATTTTTTATTGCATATTTCAAATATTCTTTGTATCTTTGTAACAGAATTAGAAAGGTGAGACACACCTTCAGAAACTGTATTATTAACAATTAAGCCCTATCGCATCACGGCAAGCGAAAAGAATATGGCAACAACTAATAAAAAAAGAATGCGTGAGTTCTTCGAGTTCGGATTTGAGCAAGTTCAAGCTAAGTCCATCATTTAGGAGTGTAACTTCATTGCAGATGCTAAGGAGTTCGCAAAATGTGGCAAGTTCGAGCGCTTCGCAGACTACACAAGAGAGCGTTTCGAGAACGAGTTTCAATGTGCCCTTTTGTTCGCATAATAACCATTTAAACTTACGGATATGAAAGAATTAAGCTTGACAACAGATTTGATGTTTAATCGCATTCTCGCTAAAAACAATTTTAAGTATGAGGATGAAGAAACAGCCAAAGAAGAAATAACTAAAATGCTATCTGATACAGACCTCACTGTAGTTGAGAGTAGATGCAAGGCTATAGAGATGGTCAATCCAGACAAGAGCCTAGAAGTACAAAAGTCTATTATAGCAGAAGGTTATCTATTCTTAAAAAACGAATATGCAATCTCTATGCAACTTATCCAATATAACGCCTATGGTACGATGAAGTTCGCATACGTTGTAAAAAGCATAACTATTTAGATTTACGGACATGAAAGAGATTCAAAAACTATTAATAAAATGAGCAAAGAATATTATATCGGAGATAGTGATTTTTGGGGCAATAATAGCCCAAACGATAAGTTTAACAAAGAGCTTGTTCCGCTTTTAAAAAAGTTAGGAGTTAAGTCGGAAACTGACTTAGACAAGATAGCAAACATAGTAAAAGATATTAGTTCTATGAGCTACGAAAACGGATATGATAATTGTGAAAAAGAAAATCAAGAATATTCATAAGTTATGGAGCATAAAAACATTCTATCCTACATAGCCAAGGATATACAGAAGACTTGTGAGAGACTTGGTATTTACGCTCAGTTCACACCAAAGGACGAAAAGCACATCGTAAGTTCCGATTTCAAGATGGAGCCTGCAATCTTCAAGAGCATTCATGTTGAGGCTGACCTCCACATTCACCCATCAGAAGTATCTGGAGAAGATGATGTGCTTGACATAGACGTTAGCTTGCATTATCGCTACTACCATTGGGAAGGTGGCGAGAATGGTTGCAACATCGGTTGGATGAAATACCAAATACAACAAGCCCACTTCAATAAGGACAAAGTGTATATTGATAATTTCGAGAGTCTTTGTACCATCAAGAGATGGCGAGGTATTGAACTTTAAAATAAAACTATATGAGTAAGACAAAAAACAATATTCCGTATGAGAGGCAGATGCTTCCCATTCTTCGCAACTACGACAAGCTGGTAGAAGAAAACAAAGCAATGAAAGCTATTATAGCGAACATAAGCAAAGTTTGTAAGCCCGAAGATACTGTCCTCCAATTCAAGAAACTAGATGGACAAATCAAAGACTTAACGAACAGACTTAATGTATGCAAGAAAAAATTGGGAGAAATAGACAATTTGGTTAGGGATAAATTAGAACGAGAGCACTTTTTCGTTTCCAATAGAAGTACCACCCTAGCAAACGTAAGGCTCTTAACAAAATAGATATGGATAACAAGAAAAGTAACAGAGGAGGTGCAAGGGCTGGAAGCGGACGAAAGAAAGGGAACAACGTGAACCTTTGCATAAGGATGCCAAAGGAAACCGTGGACTATATAAAGCAGAAGTCCAAGGAGGAAAATGTTCCTATAGGCTCTTGGATAACCACCAAGCTAGGACTTTAACGAAGATAGCCCCACCGACTAGAACGATGGAGCTATTTTTGTGTTATTAGCTGTTTATTACACGTCCATCATTGCAGACGAGCTTTCCGTACTTGATGTTCCCGACACGTCTGAGCCAACCCTTCAGATTTACCTCTTGCTTAGGGTCGTTCTTCACGATGTCGTTAAGGTAGGTAATCCTAGCGACCTTCAGACTGTCGAACAAGACCCACTGTCCTTGTTTAAAGTTATTGATAGCCGCCAAGGTGTTCTTGCCCATGATTCCGTCCACCTTTGTTCCTACAACTTTCTGTATCTTCTGGATAGCCTTTGAACAGCCGCTATTGTAGGCGAAGTCCACTAGGAGGTTCGCCACCGATTGGTTGTTTAGCTTGTCAGCCATGCAAACATCCCAGTAGTTCCTCTTGAACAGCCGATCATAATCTGCCTTGGTAAGCAACTTCACATCCTCGGCATTGATTACCCCATCACCATTCTTGTCATATCCAACCTTCTTCCAAGTAGCGAGCGTGATTCCGTATTTTGTCGCTCCACCCCTATCACTCTTCTTGTTTGTATACTTAGATGATTCCCAACTAAGTACGAACTCGCTTAAAATGTCCGATTTAGCCATTGTCTTTTTCCTCCAACTTTAAGTTATTGTGTTCGCCACGTTCCCCTATCGTCTTGGTAATGCCAGCCGTGACGAACAAACTAGCCACACTACCAACAAATGCACTTAACCCCATCAAATCGGTCTTGATAGTCCCATAAGTTACCACTTCCCACACTAAGATAAAGCAGACAACCAGGAGCATCAAGAGACCTATCAGAGTAACGGACACTAAGAAGAATGCCTTGCTTGAATGTCCGCTATTAACTTGTATGAGTAATTTCAGATACTTAACCATATTTTAATCCTCCCTGTCACGATATATCTCATTTTCTTCCTTTTCAACCAACGTTTCTAAGGATTCTCGCTTTCTTGGTGGGGTTCTAAGTTGGCATCCATCCTTGATGCATCTGTTCCATTGTGCCTCATGCAAGGCAAGCTTCAAATCGTTCTTCTCATCCCTTAGATTGCGTATGGTAATACGATACTGATTGATTTCCTCATACAATTCATCTACTTTACTATTAAGATTAACGACCGACTCGTTGGAACGTTCATAGAGAGCCTTCCACTCATCGGCATATGATGAAATAGTCTTATTCTCTTCCTGTGATGCGAGTGCCGCCTCCTTTCGTTTTCTACTATTATAGTACAGCAACGTGGAGATAACTCCCGATGCGCAAAGAAGATTAATTCCCGTCTGTATTAATTGAATAGTTTCCGCTGTCATTTCCTTATGTTTTTTGTTGCAAAGATAGCTATTTATATATAATAATGTGAAAATAGCCGAGTCAGAAAACTACACAATTAATTTTTGTGCAAATAATTAAATATTTCCTTAAACAAAGTTATAACACATTAAATTATTTGCTCTATCAATAAAATCTCATTACCTTTGCAAATACAGGTGAGTCACACCATAAAAAACTGAATAAAAATGAAGATAATAGAACAAGATACAATAGACATCATTAAGGCGCACATAAATGAACGACCAAGATACAAGTTGGCACAAAGAATGGGTGTCAGCGTGAAATTCTTGTATAAGATTCTACATGATTGCAATTGTAAAATCGAACATAAAAGACCTGTTCCGAAACCCAACAAGAAGCGTGATGAACAAATTGCAAAGCTTTACACCAACCATTCAGTCAAAGAGATTGCCGAGATTGTAGGGTGTCATCCGTCTACAGTAGGAAAGGCGGTAAAAAGACTAAAGCTTACTCATTCGAATGAAACTATCGAAAGACTTAAAAAGAATAGTTTGGCAAATTTAAAGAAAGCGTATGAGAAAGCAACAATAAGTAAAAGGGTAAAAAGCTGGCAAAGAACCATGCAGATGGAGAAATTCAGAGTTATATCCTGCATTCCGCAACAGACAAGATTCAAATTTGCGGATATGCCTATAAAAGCATATCATGCAAAGTACAATCTCATAACAAAGCATGGATATTTCGCTTTCGAAGGTGAGCCATACACCATAGGTTATGACCGGAATACTCATAGGATGGATGAAGAATACTATAAGAACAAATATGGATTTTCTTTTGAGGAGGATGAAGAATGCCAAGAAGATTAACAAAAGAACAGATAGACTATATTAAAGTCCACATCAATGACTACCCACGAAAGGAAGTAGCCAAGGCTGCTGGTGTTACACTACACACCTTATATAAATATATCACTATTTTAGGTGGCACAAAAATAGACAACAAGTTGAGTAAAGAAACCATCAGCCAAATTTCCGTCATGTACCAAACGATGACAGCAAGGGAAATTTCCGAAGTGTTGAATATTCCTCAATCTACAATATTAGGACAAGTCAGTAAGCTTGGTTTAAAACACAATGTAGAAACGATAAATAGAATTCGTAAAGAGCGAAACAAGTCTCTAAGAAACTATTGGAATAAAGAAAGATATGCAAGTAAAGGAAGAAAACTTCACATGCAATACAAAATGGATGAACTTAGAGTTATGTCGGGCAAGCCGCAAGAGACAAAGTTGAGGATAAGAAAGCTCTCCTCAAAGGCTTTGAATGCTAAGATGTATTTGCGAAAGTCTTATAACTATTTCTACTCTAAGGGTGAGCCGTTCATTCTCTGCTATGACTCCGAGACAAAAAGACACCCTAAAGAGGAATACTATACTGAAAAGTTTGGTTTCAAGTTCGTGTGTGCTTAATTTCTGTTTGCTGTTCCGTTTGCATTTTTCGTTTTCTGCAAACGGAATTTGCAAACAAGCCTTTGATTTCCATGCATCCGGAAGTATGATATTACCTCCTATCACCTTAACTGCTTGATTATTAGCGATTAAAAGAAAGTTTGATAGAGTTATTTAATCTTATCCTTATTATTCGTAACTTTGCAGCCGTAACGTTACATAGAGTTAGTTTAATTAAGGTTTAACACAAAAAGATTATTCTTATGGAGACATCAAAAACTTATGTTTTTAATCCAGAGGGTTCAGGTAACAATGGAGGAATGATGAGCTTGATAGCTCCTTTGCTCCAACAGAGAGGCGTTGATCCAAACGTTCTTCTTGCGATGAAGGGTAATAACGGATTCGGCAATGGTGATGGTTCTTGGTTCATTTGGCTGCTCTTTATCCTTTGCTTCTGTGGTTGGGGCGGTAATGGTTTCGGCTTTGGTGGTCGTGGTAATGGCGCAGGTCTTGCCAATGAAATCAACAATGACTATGGTCGTTCCTTGCTTATGGATGCTATCGGTGGCAATCGTAATGCACTCAGTAATCTCGCAACTCAGCTCAATTGTACTGAAGGACAGATTCAGCAAGCTATCTCTGCCTTGACAACCCAAGTCCAGAACGTGGGCAACCAAGTAGGCATGAGCGGAATGCAAACTATCAACGCTCTTCAACAAGGTAATATGCAGATTGCATCACAACTCGCTGATTGCTGCTGCCGTGTAAATAATAATATTACGGCTATGGACGGAAACGTCAAGTTGGCTATGTGTCAGCAGACTGGCACTTTGCAGAATGCCATCAACAATGTAGCCGTAGGACAGGAGCGTGGCTTCTCTAACGTGGCCTACGAGACCCAGCGCCAGACTTGTGACTTGCACAACGCTATCAAGGAGAGCACTCAGACCATCGTTGACGGTCAGAAGCAGGCTGAGATGCGTGAGATGCAGAACAAGATTGATTCTCTTCGTGAGGAGAACAGTACCTTCAAGTCTTCCGCTATGACATCACAGATTGTGGGTCAGGCTGTAGCACCTATCAATGCGGTATTGGCTGGCTTGCAGAGTGAGGTGGCTGGTATCAAGTGTAAGTTGCCAGAGACGGTAACTACTCCTTACAGCCCATTTACTGCGGTTCCTAATTGTGTCGCTTATCAGGCTGGTCTGTATGGTTTGAATGCTGCCAACAACGGATTCTGGGGTTAAAGAAAGGAGGCTGCTATGTTATGGATGAGACCTTTTGCATGGGTTAATCGTAACGGCTCGGCAGCTATCGCATCTACAGGCGTGGTGGTGAACACCGAAAATGTCGTTTTCTCGTTCAGAAACCACGCCTTCGTGAATGCTAACTATAGGGGAACTATCTTTGTGAACCTACATCAAGCTATTCCGACTGGTACGACAAATACGCTGCCAATCCTTTTCGAGACCAATGGCGTAACCCAAGCTGTAACTAAGTTCAACGGCAATCCTTTGACGGTAGCCGACATTGCAGGAACTGGAGTTTATCAGTTTTGGTTCGAGCGAGATACTAACACCCTTCAGCTAATGACGGGTATTGTTTAACAATTAACATTACAAAGCTATGTTTCAAGGACTTCGACCTAACAGCATATTCTATGTGCTTGACAAGGGTGAAAACCCAAGTCTTAAAATCGGACAGGTTGTATCGGTCAGTAACCCACAACCTAAGTTCCCAACATATACTCCTGGGCAATTCAACCCACAACCAATGGAGACTACCGTTGATGTTGTCGTAAAATTGCCTAATGAACAAATGGAGTTCAAACAACTCCCATCCAATATGCAAATTGCAAATTCGGAAAACCTCGTGGTTTCTGAAAGCCGTGAAGCTATGGATGCGGAAGTTGAGGCTATGTATCGGCATTCTAAGGAGATTGTGGAAAGCGAGCCATACCACAAAAAGGTTATGGAAGAGTGCGCAAAGATGCGTGCCGTATTGAATCCACAAATAGCCAAAGACAGACAACAGGAAGAAGACATCAATAACCTCAAAAGCGAGGTTAGCGGAATGAAGGGAACTTTGACTGATATTAAGTCTATGTTGTCAGTGGCTTTGGAAAAAGTTAATACAAAAAAGTAAATCATTATGGGATACATGATAGAAATTACCGAAAACAAGGTAAATGAAATGTCAGAACTTGTAGAGAAGATGCTTAAGTATGGTGGTAAACTCATGCACTGCATTGATGAAATGGGGGATGACAAGTATGGACGAATGGGTCACAGAAATCCAATGCCGGATTACCGAGACAATTGGGATGACGATGATGACCGCTATGGTGAAAGACATGGTGGTCGCAGAGGTGGCGGTTATCGCTATTAGTATTACACTTTGAGGTGGGGAGAAATCTCCACCTCCTTTAAAAGCTTTTATTATGGGAAGATACAAAATACCACTTGACGCATACGATATGAAGCCGGAAGGGATGATTGCATACCTTCGCTACAATGGCTGGCACTTCAATAAAAAGATGTGCGACTGGGCTATTACCTTAATGCGCAAGACAAACGCAACAACTGGTAAGCTCGAAAAAGTTGAACCGACAGAAAAAGATACAGTCGAGGAACTTCTTAAAGTCAACAACGTAAAGTTGGAGAATGCCGACAATTACGATTTCGTTTATGTCGCAAACATGGCTAGAGCCGATTTCTTTAAGTCTTCTTTAAAAGACGAAGCTGCTTTGGCTCAATTCATTAAGGATATGGTGGATGACCCAGACCAAGCGGACGGATTTATTTTCAATAGATTTTATGCCGATTGCAACCATAATGGTATCGGCATTCCATGGGATGATGTATTATGATTAAACAAGAAATTTACTTGGAGAAATACGATTGGAATGTGATTGTATGTCATATAGCTAATCAAGAAGATGTTGACGAAGCTATGGACTTACTAAGTTCCATTGATTGTAAGGGGCAACCATTATTGGATGCATACGACCACATTTCAACCGATTCTTCAAACAAAGGATTGACATACACAAATGTTTCAAAGAAAACAAGTGTTGTGCTCATTTGCAAATCTACTTCTGAAGGTGAGTATATAAATAGTCTCACACATGAAATGTTTCATGTAGTAGCACATATATGCAACCATCTGGGAATAGATATGCAAGGCGAAGAACCATGCTATCTTATGGGATGGCTCTGTCAGTCGATATTATAGAAGATTTCCTTATAAGTTTAACTTGGCGGGCAGACCTTGGATTTTTCCATCTGCCCTCCTATAAAATTACAAGAATATGAGTTGTTCGAAAATCAAAAATTACCTTTATGAACGTTTTAATGAGGATTTTAACGTTCTATCTGAGAATGAAAATCGAGTTATCATTACATTTGATGATAATGACTTGTCGGTACTCGTAAACAAGATGGAGAATAAATTATTCATTCTCGTTCCGCTAACTAATATGCATTCGTTTGAACATCATCCGGATTGGATCTTGGTAGATGGCGAACGCATCAATAGCAACCTATTTTGGAAGGAATGCGGCAACCAAGTGATAGAATATCAAGGTGATGCCCCTATAGCTATCAAGCAAGACACCATAGAGAGAATTGTTAATGATTTCATTAAAAACAGATAACGTTTTAAAATTTGCATTAATTTATTTGCAAAGCCATCTTTTTTGTCGTATCTTTGCATTGTAATAAAAATGGTGAGACACACCGAAACAACTGTGTTTTACAAACTTAATTTTCGTAGATAAAGATATTAATATATCAATATAGAAAAAAGCAAAATTATGACAGAAAAAGGATATTTAATCAAGAAAAAAGTATTATTCATTGATTTAGATGACACGATTATTACAACTATATCAGGAAACACCTTTCCTACAGATGTAACAGATTTCAAAATCCGTAAAGAGGTTTTGGATAAGATTGTAGATGCATTCCCTACTCTTTACTATGTTGAAATAGTCTCAAACCAAGGAGGCATCCCTCAATTTGTTGACGAACAGGATTTTATCGGCAAGATTAAGGCTATTGAAAGCTTTATGCAAAAATATCTTCGCAATCATACCGGACGAAATATCTTCGTCAACTCTATGTATTGTCCATCGAATGCAGAAATAGATATGCGAAAGCCAAATACAGGAATGCTAGAATCATATTCTTCTTGGGAAAAAAGAGAGTTGATAATGATAGGCGATGCTAGTGGAAAAGAAGGTGACTTCTCGGACTCCGACAAACAATGTGCGGAGAATTTCGGTATTGAGTACATAGATATAGAAGACTTCTTGAAAATGTAAAAACAAAAAAAAGGAAAGTCAGAGTGATTGTTGCAAAAATTGCAACGTCACTCACGCAAACTGAAACAAAAAAGAGAGGCAATCACTTACCTCTCTTACTCAACTTGTAAGGAACACTTACATGTTCAACTATTAGGATAGAAGTAGAAGCAAAATTCCCCTATACTATTGGCGTAGTATAGGGGAATATTACATTCCTGCTCGGAAATGCGATGCTCTTAAAAGTGCTGCTCTAAAAAGCACTGCAAATATAGACAAGAATTCCGAAACCACCAAATTTTTCATCATTAATTTGTTAGATACAGATACAATCCTTCCACGAACCACATTATCAATATCATAGTTGATGATGTCACCCAAGCCATGAAGAACTTATCTATCGTTTTATACTTATAGGAAAGATACAGGTAAGCAATGAACGTGCTGTTGATGATTACCAGTATCGCTACTATAATCAAAGTACAAAACATATAATCCATACTCATACATGCTCGCTTATCCGTGATGCGATAGGGCTTAATACATTATGATTTTCTCTTACTCTTAATGAAGTGCAGTATATCCCACTTCTTAAAATATCGGGTGTGTCCTCGTTTTTTGCACACGCCATTCGGAATGTCGCCCCTTGCAACCATCCTGTTAAGGGTAGCATCAGAAACGTGAAGCTTCTCCTTGACTTCCTCGGTAGATAGCATCGGATTGAGAGCATACGGCAGATAGTTCTCACAAAGGTCTTCTATCTCATCGCTACTCATTCCGCAAGCAGTTACCTTCTCCCCTCTCTTCTCTTGCTCGTCTGCTCGAAAACAAGAATCCGATAACGATTTTAATAACACTCCCAAGGTGTGATAACCAAATAACTTTCCCATATCATTATAATCTAGAGATTAAACTTTGACAGCCCTTGCCTGAGAAATACTTATCGGCAAAACCATATACATAAAATATAATGGTCATTACAAGTATTACAACATTAGCTTCCACCATTTCGTTGGTGGTAAAAACATTCCAGTATACGATATGAATAGCATTTATCCCAAATAGGTAGATGATCATCGGAATACGCCATCTGTAGCAGAGCCAAAAGAATCTGCTCGCAATTATAAGTACAAGCGGATGGATGTAAACGGAAAAATAGATAAATGCTGCCGATACCCAATTCTCCTTAAACCATACGCACATTTCTTTTTCATGAGACGCAAATGTTACCATGCATGCAATATGAAAAAGCATGATAAACAGAGGCATCACTTCACAATAATACTTAAACCAAGTGAGTAGCTTTATGCTGTAGCCTCTACCTGCAAGGATAATGACGTTTATCATTTCGCTAACGTCCATGTCCTTAAACATTACTCTTGACAACTGTACAACACCGACTGATTGAACTAACCGATGGACTTCATCTTCTTCCTCTTTAGTCATAAGCTGTTATATTTTAGTTGATTTAAAAGATTGATGCCGCAAAGGTACGCATCTTCTAATAAAAGTAATTGGTTTTTGATTGATTTTTGTGTTAAACTTTATAAAATGTAACAATCTGAAAGTAGATGGCTACAAAAATAGCGTTAGAACGGCTTTCTTGCCAAATTCTAACGCTATTATTATATCTACACTGGTATTATCCTATCACAACATCAAGGGTCTCCATATCAGCGAACTTCAAGCCGCAATCCTTAGCAGCTTTGAACAGCTCCTTCTCGTCAACTTCCTCAATGGCTACCTCTACCTCCTTGTCGGCAAGTTCCTTGAAATACTTTTCGGTCTTCTGCTTCTGATTGAAGAAGTACTCATTGACCTCAGCGAACTTGGCTGAATCGTCCTTGGTGTATTCGTAGCCTTCATCGGCGTGCTTCTGCTCCAACTGCTGGCACTCCTGAAGCTTGCACTGCATCTCCTCGAACTTATCGTCCTTCAGGCTCTCCTGCGCTTCCTTCACATCCTTGTCGTAAGTATCGGCTACTTGGCGCAGTGCCTTCATATTCTTCCAAACTCGCATAGCGGCATCATCACTCATTGATGATGTCTTCAATGCCTTCAATGTTCTGTAGGCATCAACTGCCTCAATTGTCTTAATCTTTTTCATAATTGTTTCTTTATTTTTATGTTATACAATATTCTTCGCCAGATTGCCATAGCAGAATACCTTTCCTATTAACAGTGCAAAGTTAAGAAAATAATTCCGAATAACAATGCAGGAGGAGCAAAATTTACGAATTTTAAAAACAGCTTCCCCACGTTGGATAATCACTAGGACGTAATGTGTCTGCTTTCTCGGTGAGAACGTAAACCACAAATACATTTCTAGCATATTTGTTATATTAAGAACATCTGCTTTTTAATGCATAATATAACTACCACCTGGAGGAACTTGTTTCCATCCACCATCTATATTAATTTCAAAAGATAATTGACACATTTGTCCATAATAACCTCCTTCATAAACATTATCAAATCTTATATATATATCAACATAATCTGTTCTATCACCTTCAGGAATAGTTACAGAACCTGTAATTTGACCAGAGCTATTAGATACATAACCTCTTCCGTATGTTGTCTTATTGTTACCATAAGCACAAACACTTCTAAATATACCATCAGTAATTGTAATTGTAGCATCAGGAAGTTTATATATTCTAGCTTTACAAATACAACTAGCACCAACTAATTCTCTCAACGATGAGAAATCAACAAAACCACTAGAACCACTTTTAATACTTTCCATATTAATTTGTCTAGGATAATATTTAAAAGTAATAGCACCCGGAAGAGATATAAAAATTATTTTTGTATTATCATATAAAGTTGCATTACGAGTATATGCTAAAAAAGGCACAATATCAATAAACTTATCTCCACTGCCTATATCAAAAGTTATTTCTTTACTAGCGTATACAAAATCTGTTGGTTTTTTGCAATTACCGACATAATAATTTTTATAAATCTTATCATTAACATTATATGGTGAATCATAACGAATTTGAATCCAAAAAGACCAACCTAAAGATAAATCAGGTATTATATCATCCATAGTAACATTTGTATTATAATCCGCATTTGTTTTCTTATATAGAATACAATTAAATTTAGGAGTTGAAGAATAATAAATTTCAACGGTATGAAATTGAGGAATAGAAGTCAGAAATACATTACTTATTGCTTTACTACTATAGTTTCTAAAATCACTTAATCTATAAGGAGAATTAGCACCACCTTTTGGAAAATGTTTTCCTGATACCATTGTACTTGTGTTATCACTAATATAACCATTATTACCATATACATTATCTTTATAAAGGTTGTTACAAGCTTTAATTGCAAAACCTTCTCCTCCATAATTATTACGTAAGTTCTTATAAGTGTCCATAGGTATATTCATACCACAACGAACAACACAAGTATATTTACTATATGAAGATGTTACTATTTCCTCAGAGTCTTCTCTAATAGGATATTCTTTAAATTCACCTTTACAACTAATAGGTTTATACTTACTCCATATATTTATATTTTCACTCTTACAAAGAGTAGCAAGGTCATTGCTACTCTCTCCAAGAGCTCGTTTAACATCATCAATGCTAACAGGAGCACTAATAATTCCTGTTTCACTATTGTAAGACATAATCTTTATTTTTTTAATATTCAACTTTAGTAACAACTCGCTCTACTGTTACATTGAACACTTTCGCAAGTCATAACATAAATCGTTCCATACGCTAATCTTTAGAACTTAAAACACTAGGCAAGGCAGCTCTATAAGAGCCACCCTGCGTTAATGCTCACGATACCTACTCTGCTGCCTCGCTTGCCATATTAGCGGCGATAGCGGAATTGACCTCCTTAATCAATGCTGATACCTCACTGAGCTTGCTCTGCGGAACACCGCTGATGTTGTAGGTCAGCTCGCTGCCGTTGTAGCTTGCGTTCGCATTGCCGAGATAATTACCATTTGTGTCACCATAGATACTCATATTGATGCTCTCGATGTTGCCACCAGTCTTGTCAACATTGTAGGTGATTTCTACTCGATAGCCGCCCTTGGTATAAGTGGCGGTTGTCTGTTCACTCTTCTTGTTAATCTTTAAATTCTCCATTTTCTAATCTAATTTAATGAATTAATATTCTTGTTATCTAATCTCTTCTTGTTATTGCCGTCCTGCTTTCCGCTCAATCGCTGAACCTCTGATTCGAGGAAGACCACCCGAGCCTTCAACCTGCTGACCTCATCGTCCACCTGCTCGATAGCACCGAATGCCGTTGCAATCAGCTTCGGAGACCAGTAGTTAATCTTGTAGTAGCCCTTCTCGTCTTTCTCCACAAGGTCTTGCATGAAGGTGTTGTGAAGAACCCTTTGGGCAATCCAACCGATGCTATCCTTGTTGTCGGCATTGTATCGGAATGAAACCGTGCCACCCATCGCCTTGATGATAGCCAAGCTGTCAACGCCGTGTATGTCATGCTTCAAGCGTTCATCGGAACTCTTGTAAGCCGTAACACCGCCAGTGGCATAGAAATTACCATCCAAACTCAGCACAGGATTGCCATTGTTGTAACTAAGCCACATGGACTTCATTCCGCTATCGTTGCCAACTCGAAAGTTAAGGTTATAGCCTTCAAGTACCACATTCTTGTTGTTGGCGAAGTTTCCGTAGCCTATGGTGAGAATGCCATTATCATCCTGCGATATGTCCATCACATTCAGATACTTTGATGCTTTGCTATTCTTCCATAGCATTCTATATACACCTGTGTGATAAATGTCGCCGCCAGCGTACAATGCTGGAGTATAGACGGAGCTTATTCCTTGCTTAAGGTTGATGACACCCCCACTTTGGGCACTGTTCGCCTTGAATATGCTTCCATCGGCAATGCCGAGGTAAACGGTCTTGCTGCTATGGTCGTACTTAAGACCCGCCCACTGGTCGTAGTCCCATGCATCATTTCCGAATCGGAGGGCTGTGTTGCCTTGCAAGATAACTTCACCATCGAGGGATGAGATATACGTGCTTCCCATCTTCAAGCCTTTGTGCGAGCCGTCAACGAGGCTAAGTAAATTATTAATAGTCGCCGTTCCGTTGATTGTCGTGTCCTTGAAATGCGCAGCTCCGCTCGTTCGCAAGCTCCAGTTGCCATCTCCGATGGAGGACTGGCTACAGATGTCTTGAACACCTATCCAGTTGGAGTTGTCCGAGTTTCCGATGTAAAGGTTGCCCGAACCGTGCTTTATCCTTGCCCCTGCGTCCAAGGTCATGTCGCCGACACCTGTCATGCTTCCACTTATGTTAGCCGTTCCATTAAAACTTTGTCCCCATATACTTCTAGCAGTATATAATTTAGAAGCTGAAGCTACGTTACTATCCGTAAATGCTACTTTCTTTCTCCATACAATTTTGTCACTATTTCCACCAAATACTTGGAAATTTGCAAAATTATAATCTACGGCAATACCCATGTGAGTATCACCTTGCCCGAATACCGCAATCGTTCCGTGTGGATTTATACCACAGGTATTTTTAGATGGTTTGAGAATACCAAGGTAGGAATTACTATAGTTTCTTCCTTCTCCAAACGCCCATGCTGAAAGTCCTGTCGTATTATCAGCAAGAGCATTCGCAGCAGAATTACCATAAACTCGCCATATTCCACTATTATTTATATATGGAAACTTAGCTGCGTGTATTCCATCTACAGTATCTGCATTTCCAGCACTACTAGCATAATTAACACTAATATTTGAAACACTTTTAGTTGTTCCACCAACTGTTATACTAATTCCCTTATCAGAATTAGATAGAGCAGTAAGAAGTCCATTAGCGTGAATACCGTCTACCGTATCTGCATTACCTCCATTAGCAGGAAGAGTAGTAGGTATTTGACTAGTTAAAGCTAAAGTACCTGTAGCTCTAGGAACAGTTATATCGTGTGCTATAGTTTCTGCACTAGAATTTGTATTATACCATCTAAAATGAATTTGCTCATTTGAAGCATCATCACCTACCGCTATTTCTAAAGTTCCACTATTAGCAGAAGTTTCTAAATGTCTAATCCATCCACTATCATTATTTGAATTACCATTATATGGGTCAGCAAATGCTATACCGTTAGAATAAAGAATTGTTCCACGGCATGAAGTATTATATGCTAATCCGCTAGGCATACCTGCTACAAGAGTAAGTCTATTATTATTACCTCCAGCAGTACCGACACCTTGAATCCAAATACGCTTGTTATTCATAACAAGTTGTTTATCAAGGTTTATATTTGTATTATCAAACCATATATTAGCATAATCATTTTCAGCACGATTCCATAACGAAATACCAACTCTAGTACTATCATTAGCACTTTTAACACAAAAATAACCATTTAAATTATAGTCGCCAATATAAGCATCATCTCCTACTAAATACCAAGTATTATTAGCAAATTTAGGATAACGACTATCAGTAAGTCTACTATCATGAATAGTAACATAGTTTGCTAAACTTTGATGAGAAGTAAGATAAGTTCCTAAATCTACAGCAGTTCCACCACTAGCAGCAATGGTTTTAGTAATACCATTAATCTTAACACTATGTGTATGACTAGTTGCCGACTTACCACTAAGAAGTGTATCTACACTACTTTTGGTATAATAGTTAGCAAGACTTTGATGACTAGTTAAGAACGTTGCACCTTTAGTAAATGTAATACCCTTTCCGCTTTTAGATACAGACGTGATAGCATTTCCACTTCCACTTACAGATATTGCATTAACGTAACCATCAAGTGACTGATGACTAGTTAAGAACGTACTACCTTTAACTACGCTGATAGTAGTACCATCCTTGGTGACAGACGTAACCGCATTACCGCTACCGCTGACAGAAATAGCAGTAGCACTACCACCTTCCAAGCTAGAGATACGAGAATCAAGAGCCTTGATGGAGTAGGCAGAGGCAATCTCACTCAGCGATTCTGATGTAAGCTTCAAGGCATCTGAATATTTCTTCACACTGCCGTTCAAGCCGCCACCACTGGATGAGGATGTCCCAACACCATAGGCAGAAACACCACCACTAGTATAGAGGTTTGCCACCTCGTTAGTCGTAGTGTTCGTAATCTTCAACGCCTTATTGGTTGCATCATACTCCATCTTTATGTTGCCGATGGAGATGTACTTTCCGTCAGGCACGATGATACTTCCGTTAATATCGGCAGTACCGTTAAACGAGTTACCCCAAAGCTTGCGAGTATTCGTGAGCTGGAGAGCCTTTTTCGCTGAACCGCTTGTAAAGTAGCCCTGCAAGGTGGTGATACTCGTCTTGTTGGTGGATATGCCCGAAGCGTTCACCCCTTCTGCCTTTTTCGCTCTTGTTACCTCGTCAGATATAGACTTATTGATTCCATCAACGATACCACTTAAAGTGTCTGTCTGCGCAATATTGGCGAGGAAGCTCACCACCTCGTTCCACTTATTGATAACGCCGTCCGCAGTCTCCTCATCAGTAGTTATAAGGGCGTACCAGTCATAGGCACTATCCCAACAAGTTACCTTCGTTGATGTAATGCCGTCCAGTACAGACTTATTGCTATGAGTATGCTTTGCCGATACCGCACCATCCCAAGCCGTCTGCTTTGCCGTTGTCGGTATAGAATAACCCGAAGCAAGACTAATAGCAAACGTACCGCTTGTTGTGATAGTCTTAGTTGCGCACGTCAAACCAGTAGGAAGGGTAAGAGCTACAGATGTAACAGTACCCTTATTGGTAGTATAGCCCTTTGCATCAATCTCCGCTTTGGTATAATAGCTTGCGAGAGACTGATGAGCAGTCAGATACCCTTTATCATTGGTAAGCTGGCTTACCTTCGTGATGCGGTCAGTGATTTCTGTCCACTTATGGGTATGCGCACTAGGTGTGAATGTTGATGGCTTACCCGTGATGTTATTCCAAGAAAGGCTCAGACCGCCAAGCTCTGATGCTATATTGTCAATTCGGCTGCTGAGAGCCTTTATAGCATAGGCATTCGGAATGCTAGTCAAGTCCGCATCCGTATAGTTTCCCTCTATGATTCTCGCATAGCTGATTACGCTTGCAATCAAGCCGCCACCACCCGTGGTAGATGCTCCTGCTCCGTATGCCGTGATACCACCTGTGGTATAGAGATTGCCATCAATTTTGATAGCCTTGTTTTTGGAATCATACGTGAGCTTAATGCCATGGAAGGAGATTGCGCCTTCGAATGTAGCATCGCCCGATACGCCAAGTTTAGAGAATGGAGCGTTTGGCTTCAAAGACACAAGGTCGGCAACGCTCGTTCCTGCACTTCCTTCCTTCCAAGTCGGCTCGAAGAAGGTGAGGTATGCGCCAAGATTCTTCTCACTGATGATAAACGATGTCGGGTCTGCGTGAACCTTTCCGCTCACATCCCACCAGATAGCACCATTGGCAAGATAACCCGAGCCATCGAAGCGGATGAGGGAGGTTGCAGGGGTAAGATTTCCGCTATTATAGTCCTTATCCACCATCTGACCGCCCCACCATGTTGCGATACTCTTCTTTCCTCTATTCGGGTCTATTGCTCCGTTGATACCGCTCTGAACGTTTCCGTCTCCGTCTCTCAGCGCAAGGAGCGTTGTCATTACAAGACCACCGTCAACATATGTAGTCTGACCGAGCGCATCCTTGAGATACTTGTAACCTGCGAGGTCTGTGATATTCTGCTTCAAGTCACCATATATCTTGCTAGTGATATAGGCGTTAGCCAAACCAAGTTTGTCATAGAATGCGCTGTATGCGGACTGAAAGTTGGTGAACTTCGTTCCCACGGCAGAGACGATAGCAGCCTTGCCGTTAGTATCAGCCTTATTGTAATTTGTAGATATATCTGAGAGATACGTAACGAGTTCCGTCTTGGCAGTAGAGAGAGTAGTGAAAGCAGTATTAAGGTCGGTGAGTTCTTTTGTACTCTTTAACACCTCTGCTCCCTTCACTTCATTGTACGACTTCTCGGCAGCTGCGAAAGCATCTTCAAGTCGCTTGGAATCCTGCGCCATTGCAGCAATCTCAGAAGGCTCTAGGTAGCCATCTTTGACGTAGCTGTCGAACGTCTTTTTGTTTTCGGTAACAGTCGTTCCGAGGGCGTTCAAGTTGCTCTGTGTCGTCTTAATCTCAGCTTGCGCCTTCTCAGCAGCTTTCTTGGCTTCTTCTGCTACTGTGTCATCAGTATACTTGCTAGCTAATTTCCAATCGGCAATATCGAACTTTTCGCCTTCTGCCTTGGCGGTGGAACACTTCAAGATTTCGTTCTTGTAAGTGCTACCATCGTTCGGATAGGTTGCGTTCACCCACATATCGTTCACATCGTATGGTGGAACTGGCTGAGAGCCGAAGATGCGTCTCTTGGTGTTGGCGGTAGCTTGCGCTCCATTAGCCTTCTTATCCGCAGCGGCTGCATCTTTGAGTGCTTGGCTTGAATCTTTGAGTGCCTTGGTCAGCTCCGTATCTGTGATGATAATCCACTTATAGGTAGAGCCATCCTTGGCAAAGCGGTATGCCTTGCCCGTCTCGTTGTCATAGTAGAGGTCTCCCAAGTGGGTTTTCTTATCATTGTCGGTAGTCCACCCAATGGCAGGTGCGTTGGATAGGGTAGGAACGCCGTCATAGAACCAAGTCTCAATAGCTCCGTCTATCTGGTTTTGAAGGTCGATAATCGTCTGCGATTTCTTGATAATGGTCTCAACGGCATTCTTATCCAAGCTCTTCTCGGTGATGTACTTATCCAAGGTTTTGCCATCATAGGTGGACTTAATATCCAAGTCTCCCTTGATGGTTACTTTCTTCTTGTCGCTATCATACTTGACGTAGGAATCACCCTCGTAGTTATTGGCACTAGTAGGTCGGTCTCCGAAGTACATATCTCCGTAGACGTGGAAGAAAGCCTTGCCTGTAGAATGGTTCACACCATAGTCAACATATTCCTTGTTATTGAAAGTATAACCATTCACTCCGTGATAGAGCGTAACACTTGGCGAATAGGTATCAACGGCAGAGAACACCAAGCAACTCTGCCTAGCGTTGTCTATTCTGCTACCAACTTGGTTCAACACATCGTCTACCATTGGAATATCACTGCTTGTATCCTTGTCTATGTCCGACAAGTCCACATAGTGATAGTTCTTTCCCTCTATCTCAACGGTTTCTGTAGACACACCGATGACTAGTCGCCAATAGTAGTGATTGCCGGCATTGTGAAATTTCCCTTGTGTGAGATTGAAACTCTTGCTTCTCGCTTGGTCTCCAACCTTCCATTTATTCTCCACCTTTGAGCCATCTTGCTCACCAAGGAAGTAGCATCTGTAAGCATTCTGACTAACACCATCATAGGTAACATTCACCTCTTCAACCTTCAATATTCGGTTACTGCCTACTGTGGTAATGAACAATTCACCACCCAAGGTGTCCGTATGCAATATCTCCAAGGTCTCGAAGATAGCCTTCATCCTAACATTAAGGTAGTCGGTCGTCAGATGACTTCTGAAAAGCTCGTCTAAAGACCAATCGCCCCCACTTAAAGCCGAATAGTCCCCAACTTGAAGCCCTCGCAAGAACTTAATCAAGAAGTTTGCCGCATCCGTCTTATCCTTATGAAGATAGGAGTTTTCAACCCTCTTGGCTGAAAATACATTGAAGTCTGTAGGTTGAACAGTTGTGTCATAGCTCTTAATGATATAGATACTATTTCCACTACCTCCCTTATTGAGATAGCTTTGCCCATTGAAAACAAGTTCCTCAATCTGTGAGGACATCGCATTGAGCCTAGAGTAAGCAGGTTTCTCACCTACAGTATACTTTACGCTATCAAAGGGAACGTCAAGATGTAACTCATAGCCGATAATTCTAGATGCTCTAAAGCTCATATCATATCCCTTGTTGAATAGGTTCACCCTATCGCCCTCAAAATGGAATTGTCCCTTGCCGTCATTGTATGAGTAATCAGACGCAGCCGTGCAAGTATAGGTCGTAGGGTCTATCATTGACTTCTTCAAGTTCTTGATGGCATCGGTCAAGAGCTCGTTGGAGGAAGATGTCACCAAGGTATTGCCCAACTTCGTTGAGTCCCAATTGTAGAGTACAAAGGTATCTCCGTCTTTCGGATGCAGAACCGTGTCTGGCAAGAATCGTCCGTAGTCCTCGTTTGCAACAATCTCAAAGACCTGTGCCGCTGGATTTATCTGTTCCTTGCCATCCTTCAGTATAGGGCTACCATTAGCATCTCTCAAAATCTCGGACTCACCATCGGGATTGAACTGACACTCGAAATCCATTCCATTCAACGAACCACTTTGGAAGATAATATGCAAGGTCTTTCCACTGAGGATGTAGGAACTTCTGAAAGCCATGTCCCCTGTCTTGTTTCCGTCTGCGTCTACGATGGTCAGTCCCTTTACTCGATAGAAAGTCCTCTTGATATAGTCGCCCTCCTCGGGTGTGCTCTCGTCCTCAACATCCTTCTCATAATAGGTAACATTAGAAGTCTTGATTAAGTTCCTTGGATAAATGTCATCATTGGTGGTAACGCCCTCTACATACTCGTCTTCGGTAAGTCCCTTGACTTGCAAGCAGCCATTCTTCAACTCAAAGCCGTTATCTTCCAAGAGTTTCTTGTTCTCAGCGGAGCACTCTTCTAAAGTAGGGAGCATAAGCCTCTTCTCCACCACTCCGTTCTTTGTAACGTCAGCGGAAGAGTTCTGCTTATATCCACTAGGTAAGTTCCTAGCCGCTCCAAAGGCATATACCCTGTTGGCATAGCTTGCTTGGCTCTGCGAGCTTGACATTGAAACAATGTTTTCGCCATCCTTGAAGTCTACAACCTCATTGGTATTCTCGCAAGTACCAAAATGCACGAGGTTTCCCTCTACCCACCATTCGCACTCAAAGGTCTGTGCGATATTAGCGATAGCATCAAGAATGCTAGAATTGGAATAGGTGATTACCTTGGACTTAGTACTGTCAACGCTAGCATCCACCACGAATGTGTAATCGCTACCTTTTCCCGTGTAATTCGGGTCATAGAGATACGACTTGCTAGCCTTAGCCAAGAAATCCAAGTTATCCTTGATGATGTTTGCATGTGTAATGATATTCGAGGTAAGCGTGAATGTGCCCTCTGGAGAACCAGAGTTAGGCATATATTTCAGTCTCTTGTTCTTCCATTTCCTATAGTAAGCATCAAACTCCAACTCATAGGAATATCCAAGAGTGCCATCGTCCTTTGGCTTTACGTTATCAACCAACTCAAACCTTCCATAGTCAGTAACGATGAAATCTCCCATCTTGAAGTATATCGCACTGCCAAGCTTAAAGGATAGCTTGCAATAGTGGGACTGCATCAACTCGAAGTGCACCAACGCATCCTCCGTTACGGGAACGGAGCACCTTACGTGTACGTCTCCCTTTGTGTCGTAATACTTAACCTCTATATCCTTGTATGTCCTCATTGTAAATCCTCAAATTCCTTCATGTTAAACTTCTCCATATCATCGCTTGTGAGCACACCCCTGTTCTTCGGGTCATACTCAACGAACTTAATGCTCTTCTTCCCGATAGCTCCTCCCTTTCCTCGGGAATAGCTAGTGGACTTCCTAGAGCAGAAGAGCCTGTAAATGTCAGACTTGGAAGACGGAACTTGTATAGTTACGAATCCATTATCCATCAGCGCATCGAAAGCCGCCAACCTCTTGTTATAGTCATTGTGGTCTCTGCCTACAATCGTAAACTCCAAGGTTACGTTCCGCTCCGCCTTCTTCGGTCGTATCAGTATGACCCTCGTTCCGTCCTCTGTGCGCACGGAGTTGGTGATGTAGTCCTTGTTGTCAGCATCCGCTTCCAAGGCATCAAGAAAACCGCTACCCATCTTGATACGATAGGTAGCCCATGCGTCTTGTCCGTTTATGATAAGTTCATTCGTGTTCATGCCAACAAAGTTAAAAACAAAATGAGGAATAATATTATATTATTATCATAATGCTTTCACTTAAAATTTAAGTGCAAAAAGGGCGCAAATCCTAAAAGGAAATGCGCCCAAAAACAATAAGCTTTTAAAATTATGAAGTTGTGTTTTCGTTTCCCTTTACCTTTGCAGCTAACGCTACTTTATCTTCTGCATCCTTGCGTATCTTTTCAATTTCTTCAGCAGGAGCGTCAGTTAGAGCCAGCATTTGTACAGCAGTCTCTAAAGAAAGTACGCCTTGATTATATAGTTCCGCTATTACTTTCCACTTATCCTTTTTGTCATCCTCGAAAGGTTCGGCAAAATCGAATTCGACCTCCAACTTATCCAACTTGCTTCTCATCTCAGGATATAGTTCCTTCATTACGGCTATAATCACATGCGATAATCTACCGACAAGTTCTTCATAGATTTCCATTCGGTTCGCTCGCTTGATGTAACCCAATACCAACGCTCGTTTTATGCCGACACTAGTAAGCGTACTCATAGCTTTCATTAGTTCCGGTGACATATCCGGTGTAAACGTATCAAACAATATAGACTGAGCCAAGTCTTCTTTCTCTGCCTTGCGGATTTCGGAATTCTGAGGTGGGTTGATATATTCAAACCTAGAGTTCTTGCCTGTAAGTTGTATGAGTTTACCTGGCTTGTTCCGCTTAGGGATTGATTGTATCACGTCAGCAGTAGCAGCGGCAATAGGGTCAGCAAAGTAGTTGTTAGTATCTCCAACCTTGGAATCAAGCATCTCTTCACGTTCCATTCTTGGCTCTGCACCATCCCATGCTTTAGGTTGGCGAAAGTAGATGCCGTTAATCTTTCCTGTCGGATTAGGATACTTATACACTTTCCACCCAAAGCCACCACGTTCACAATGATAGTTAAAAACGGATGTCAATATATCCCAACATTCGATAGTCTTTGACTCTCGCTTTAAGGAATAGCCTACAGCAAAAGCAAGCATGTTTCCGTATTGGTCAAACAACTCTCTCATCTTATGTCCCTTTGAGCGAGCTGCAACATACACATCAACATGCATCTTTCCGTTTTTTTGCGAAAAATTAAAAACAAAACCGCTTTCGGTTTCTGCTCCGGCAAGTCGCTTGCATTGACGTAGCTTGGTATTGAAGTATATATCCTTCAAGTATTTTTTATATAGTTCAAAGGCTTCATCGTCACCTTCTACTTTCTTCCACATTATCGGATTACCTAACAAGAAGAACAACTCTACCTCATTGATGTATCTCTGCCTTGTCCTTGCCAACTTCTCCGTCCTATATGGTTTTTCTCCCTTTACCCATTTATCCTCACGGCTCATCACCTTGTGAGTTTGCGGATTATATTCCGAAATGGCATTATCCACATCGAAATCATGTTGTTCCATCATGTTTACGACAGAATCAACATCATTATCTTCCAAACGTTCGAAGATATTTCTCTCCACACCCAACGCATTGAGCGTGAGGTTTCGAAAATATGTCTTTATCTGAATAATTGAATCTACAAACATCCTTATAACTTTTTGAAGCAAAGGTAATAATAAACATGGTTTCTACACGCTTTAATCTACGTATGCCTTTCACTTAGTTTTTAAGTGAATAAAAAAGACTATTTACTAAAGAATCTATCTTTATTTAGTAAACAATCTTTTTTATTTACACTAGACTTTTATTCACCCTTATAGAGTACTTATACTAACTATCTAATAGTTAAATATTTGTATTTTTGTTACAAAAGTAATTATATTTGTCGTTTAGTACACTCCTAAGTCTGATTTTGATGCTTTCCTTGGCTTCATCACCTTACCGAGCAATACAGCAAGAATATAATACCTAGCAGCATCTATTAAATGATTGTCATGGTCTTCTGGAACATTGATATAATTACCATCCTTATCTTTTGACCACACATATTTACGAAACTCGCTCTGTAAATGGACTGATTGCCTAGTAGTGAATATTTCGAATGTCTGCATCTTGTCAATACCAGCCAATATAGAACCAGCCCCCTTTTGTGCTCCATATATGACTATTCCACCAAGAGCTACCTCATCTATAAGTCTAGGGTCAGCACTATCCGCATACACAAACAAACCTTCTTCCGCATAAGGACGCAAGAATTTTATAATATCACTGGATAACATTTCCGTTCTATAGCAAAGTTCCTCTATGTATAGGCGATTATCTACGATACCACACTTCACAATAGCAGTATAGTCTTTCGAATATCCCCAGTCTACCCCGATGGCTACTTTCCTTGCGTTGCTAGGGAACTTGTCAACGATACCTACATGCTTGAATATAGCACCTTCAGAAACATCTGACCATCTGCCTATCATTATATGAGCATATTTCTCCGGTTCATTCTCCTTCATTTCCAACACCTCATTAAGGAACTCCGGTGACAAATGCTTTATGTTATCAAGATATGTAGTATGTATATGAAGTACTCTTGGGTCTGTGCTGATCTGGACAGGAACACCATCAAAATACACCTCTTTATGCGTCTTTTCGATGAAACGCTTATATACCCAATGATTGGAATCACATGGGTTCATAATGATTATTACTCGGTTGTGCAAGCCTTTCTGACGGATTGAAAGCATGATGCGCTCAAAATCCTCCTCACTCGTCCATTCCTCAGCCTCATCAACGACAAACGTAGTTACACCATGGATTGACTTTAACTTCGCAGTCTGATTACCACTAGAAGTATTGATACCACGGAACATGATTTCGGCTCCTGTCATTTTGTTGACTATATCGGTCTTCGTGTTCTTGAAGTAATCCTGTGTGCCATCAATCTCTATCTTCTCTTTAACCTCTGGAATTACGGAAATAGCTGCACTCACCATCGTATAACGTGTATAAAGAATCTTATGCGCTATCTTTCTTTCCGCATTGTATTCGAAGGTTAGTCTTTCGATAAATTGAGAGGCAGAGAAACTTTTTCCTGACGCACGACTTCCTGTAATAAGGTAAATGAAATGCGTCTTATCATTATACAACGGATAATAAACGGAATGTGTTTTTGTCATTATTCATCCTCCTTTTGCTCTTCAGCTTCCTGCTCTATCTCTCTTTCTATCCACTTGTTGACGGATATACCTTTCTTAGGGTCAAAAGGAATGCCCTTTTCCTCTTCATCCTTCTTACCTCTCTGTATCTCTCTCCAAGTCATATCGTAATGGAATAACCAAGTAGAAAGAGCTTGTACGTTAGGTGGAGTCTCCTGCTCGGTTTCTCTAGTTTCCACTACTATATCATCTGTCATAACTCCATCTACAACCATATGTCTTTTGGTGGTTGTCTTGCCTTTTACCTTGACACCTCCAAGGGCGCATTTAAGGAATCTTCCACGCACGATTGCATTGATAAACTCTCTGCCACGCACGAGGGATTGAGTTATCCTTTCGCCTCTTTCCGCATTTTCGTCTTCATTCCAATTCTCGTATTTTCCGTTTTTCATTCGGTTGAAGACCTGTGGATTTAGGTCAACCCCAAACTTCAAACCAAGGGCGTAAGCAATTTCAGAATCCTTCTGACCTTGCTTTGCAAGCTGTTCTATCTCATCGTAGAAAGCATCGCCATTGTAATCAAATTTCGGTTTTGCCATTTTCTTGTATTTATTATTGTTTCGCTATATATTGGGCAGATGGGATTTATACCTTGCCTCTAATTTTGTTATACATATAGAAAGGAACGGCTAGTATGAACATCGGTATTGCCAATACCATAGCTATAGCCAAGTTCGCAATCTTCATTAATCTTTTTCCGTTTGCCTTCATAATCTTTCGATATTTATGAGTTGACCAATTGTCCTACCTTGTTTATCAAAGGAGTAAAGAGCCACGACACCCATATATTGAACGCTTTCTTTCTCCTTTTTTCGAGAAACATAGAAACAATCATAAATGGAATGAGCATACCTATTGTTATTGCCGCTATTATGTACCCTAGTAATATTCTTATAATCTTTTTCATTGCTTATTCGTTTATATTCGTTTTGCTACTTTCATAAGCATTTCTCCCTTGATTACCTTGTCGGTTTCGATAAAGCCAAAGGTGCTCATAAAACGTTCCTTGTTCTCTATATTATCAAAGGAAAGCATGACGTAAGACTCGGCTTCTAAAGCTTTTTCCGCTGCCTTGGTATTTACCTCTTTCTTTACCTGTTGCATACGTTCTTTATTCGCTTGATATTGAGCCTCTTGCTGCTGATTGGCTATAATTTGATTTTGTTCTATCTGTCGTCTCTGCTCTTCTTGCACTTCCTTTGGTGCTTGTACTTTTCTGTTTTCGCTTTCTTGGGCAAATGGGTCTAGTAAGGAATTAAGTTCTTTACCTAGCTCATCTTCGCCTTCAGTCTTTACCATTGCATCATAGCCGAACAGGGATAAGTCTTCTTCCGTTAATCCGGCATCCATATAGTTTATGTCCGGAAGTAACTCACGGACTTTCATGTCATCCCATTCTCCATGAGCATTCTCGGAATTAAGCATGAAATTCAGTTCAACTTCGGTCTTGTAATCCATATTTACAGCCTCAGCCAAAAGAGTATAATCCTTTTCGGGATAGCCCATAATCTCATCCACGATGGTTACTTTTTGGTTGCCGCCTACGATGGTCATTGTTTGCTTATTGACGGTTATACCACCAACAACGCCATATTTTCTTATGGAACGTTTCAATGTAGCTTTCTGCTGCGGTGAAATCTTCCTTGGATTATATGGTGCTATCTGCACTTCGGAGCGTTTGAACTCTTCTTGCTTGCCTGTGAAATAATCTCTTGGTTTCGTCATCTTATCAACTCATTGTTTCTTGCAAAGGTATGAATAATAATTGTTTAAGAGAAATGTTTACTTGCGTGTCTTTTCACTTTGTCTTTTAAGTGAAATAACATATCGCAACAATATATCAATTGGCTTGCATTTTGGTTAATTTTGCATAAAAAAAGATATGGGAGACGTTGGTAATAATGGGGCATATGCTAGGCTGAGAGCACAAGCTACCTCTATGCGGAGAAAAGCCGAGTCGGTTGGTAACAAGCTACAAGCTATAGCTGAAGGTATAGCTAAGAAGTATGGAGCAAGGGTCACTCCTATCAATTACAAGAGTGTTGACTCCATTGTACGCAAGGCTAAGGGCGAGGCTAATGGTATTAAAGACATTAAGGACTCGTACAGAACAACTATCATCGCAGATAAAGGGTCAATACCGAAAATAATAAAAGACCTTAAAGGCAAATACAAGGGCTTTGAGTTCGTTAGACTCAAGGAACAGAAACTGGATACTGGCTATTCAGGAAACATCATCAATATCCGGAACAAGAAAACCGGACTTATTGGTGAAATACAAGTTAACACCGCCAAGATGATTTACGCCAAAGAGAATTACTCGATAGCCTACAAGCTGTTGGGTGGGAAGACCATGCGAGAAATCTATAAAGAGACCAAGAAACCATCCGGTTGGGGACATGCATTATATGAGCAAAGTAGAACCGCCAAGAGTAACGGAGGTAAGAAGCAAAGGTCGGTATCTATGCAACAAGCTTACTATGCAACATTTCAATAATTAATATATTTAAATTTCAAGTAATAAACATTAATTTGTTTGCAAGTTTAATATATTTTTTATATCTTTGCATTGTAATAAGGAGATAAAGACTATGAACAATAAAGATAAGAACAAAATCAGCCACCTCCTTAAAAACGGAGAGTCGGTTTATGTTTACTATTGGGAGGATGACATCGTTGTCCGTTATCAATATGTAAATAAAGAACTTATGTGTTACCCTAAAGGTAAAGGGCGTAAGCCAAAAGAGTTCAAGTTTAATGAGAACACCTATGCACAAGATGCTCTTGAGTTAGGTGAGTTAATAACGAAAGAAGAATATGAAAGATTCTGAAATGATAGAATTGTGCCTTTGTATCGCTTGCAAGGCGCACAAAGGACAGATTGATAAGGTTGGATTGCCTGTTATATTACACCCTATCCATGTTGGAGAAATGGGTAATAGTACCGAAGAGATTTGTGTCGGATTTCTCCATGATACGATTGAAGATACGGATATGACCTACGACAAGCTGTTATCACTAGGTGTTAGAAAAGACATTGCCGATAGTGTATGTGTCCTAACCCACAAGAAAGGTGTTCCGTATTTTGACTACATACAATCAATCATTGACTCAAAAGATATGGTTGCAATACAAGTCAAAATCAACGACCTGCATCACAACCTATCGAGAGCTAAGAAGTACGGATTTCAAAAGCAATATGAAAAATGTACTACGGCATTGTCAATGATGGGAAGGTTCTTCCCACATGAAGAGGGACAATACTACCCATCGTTCGAATATATTCCTTAAGATGTACGCTTACGTGTTAAATTCCATCCGTATTTCTTTGCGTATTCTTTCATAACTTGATATTGCGCACCAACATTACCTCTATCATTAGCTTCCGTGACACGTTTCTGTATTTCGTTTGCTTCACGATTATAACTAGACACATCACTTGCACTAGGGACTTTTCCTCCTTTCGTAAAACTAGAACGCTTTCTGTTTAAAGCTAGCACTTTCTCGTTTATTCGATTTCGTATTCCGCTCTTTGAAAGATACTCTGTCTGTTTTTGCTGAAGGGTTCGTCTCCATTGCGAATTTTTCTTACCAAAAACATCCCATGCATCCGATTCTGAAAGTCCCCACCCTTTACTTGGTCTCTTCAAAGAATACGTATAATTCTTTGTAACTGCTCGAATCTCGGAAGCGTTATGTGCTATAGTTGTAAAAATGTCAGCTCCGGACAAAATTGTGCCAACTCTTCCAGCTATAGTATCTCCAATACCTCTATTAGGATGGTTGTGAGTAATGATGGCATCTTTGTAGTTATAGCCAAAAGGTAATTGCGTACTATGTGCCTTTCCTGTTTGGGAATGCGCTATTTCTTTTCCGTCCTTATTAAAGGCATAAATACGTTCCGTCTTTAGCTTTCTAATCTTAGCTTCAGTGTCAGACAAAGCCGCATCCAACCCACGGCTATGTCCGGCATTGATTTGCCTATCCGCTCTTTCGCCTCGTTGAGGTCTGCCTCTATATCCTCTATCTGCCATATATAAATCTCCTTTTTTATTTGCAAAGATACAAAATTTGCAAGGGAGTACCTAAATATCAAAGGTTTACAACTTCACTTATCTATATTGTGCAATCATTCTTTATCTTTGTTGTATTTAACCTCAACACCAATCAACGTTTGTTTCACAAAAACCGCCTTACAAGACAATAACTTTCCATTCTTAGAGAATTCTTTGTCCTTGTACCTAATATCATATTTGCCAATATGGTAATCGTAGCAAGCATCAATACAACTCTCTACAAGCTTCTTCTCTGCTTCGAAGTATGGCATTTCCTTCTTGCTCACTTTCGCAAGCCACCCACCACCTTGTATTAGGTCGAATATTCTTGAATACCCATCACGCAAGCCATTGCAATATGCGGCATAAAACTGCACTTTCTGAAGAGGAACTTTTGTACCTTGTTCCAACAACTTGACAGCCAACGCCCTAGCCTCATCATCTTGGCTCTGCTCTAGTATCTTCATTGCATGGTTTACAACTCTTCTTTCCTGTTCCGTCATGTTATTTAAAATTTAAGTTTTTCAGAAAGCTCAATCTACCTTCTACTTGTGTAAAGGTTTCGTCCAACTCATCGTCACTCATAGAGGAATAGAAAGTATAACTGCATGGACGCATAGTAAATCCATCAATCAAGAAGACAGAGAACCACATAATTCGCTTTACACTACATTGTTTCAGATTAACTTCTAATGCTCCTTGCTCTACTTTTACGACAATATTATTGGTTGATTTAATGCTTAACGCCTTACCTAAAACATCATTATATACTTCATTCATTACTCTTCTCTTTAAATCCTACATATCTCTTCATTTCACTATAAGCTCTCTTCATAGCCTCAGCCGGAGAAAGATTATACTTTTTCTCAATATCGCTTGTTATATCCGCAAGATGCTTTCCAAACAACTCTTCAATATAAGAGTCATCTTTCATCCGCTGAATACCCCTTGCATATATCTTAGCCTTATCCATGCCCCATTCCAATCCCATTTCGTGAATAAAGTCATCCAATTGCATAAGGCTTTTCTTTCCGAAGTTTCGGAATTTTATCATATCGAGCTTGGAATATTGTACCAAGTCTCCAATAGTATCTATGTCGGCTGCCTTTGTCACATTAAGGACACGAACTGGTAAATTACAATTAACTAATCTGATGGAGAACAATGAAGTGGGAACATCTTCAGGTTGTTCTTCTTCTTTTTTACCTTCTTGCATAATAAACTGCATTTTTACATTCTTAATTTCCTCTTTCAAGGAATTGTTCTCCAGCTTCAAGTCTACAAATTCTTCAATCGCATAGTTGAACTTCCGGATAGCCTTAATAACAATCTGGCGCACCCTTTCTCTTGAAAGTTCAAAATTATCGGCTATATCACTAATTCTGTCTCCATTGAAAAATGCTTGCATAATCTTTTTCTCTCGTAATCCGTATTGTGCCGTTAACTCCAATAACATACAAAGTGAACTACCTATTTTGTCATAGCTGAAAGAAGAAACGTTCAACGCATCATGCATTAACATTTGTATCTTAGCATTTACCTTGCGCTCACTTGCCAACAACTCTTTCTGCTCTCTATCAAGTAAATCCTCTGAGACAGATAACATCTTGTATTTCTCGGAATACTTCTTAACATCATCGGCATTCACCCAAAAGCGTTTACTGCTTTTATCATTGTAGCCTCCAAGCAAGCCCTTGTTAACCCAGTTCGTAATCGTCTGAGGGTCAACACCTAAATAAGCAGCAGCATCATTTCTTGTCATTCTCTCCATACGAAACCCTTTCTTTTATTTTTTGTTCTTAAAATATTCACCATAGGCATTAACCAAATCTTTTTCAGTAATACCTCTTCTCAAACAATCATTAGCGAAATCTACTCGTACATTATCATTCCTTTGAACTTTATTGTATCGTTCTGAATACTCTTCAATTAAGTCCGCAACAACCATATACGCTTTAATTTGGGAGGTTTTAAGCATGTCAACACTAACAAAAGTCTTGCATATATTGATACCTCGCCTTTTGTCAATCTTTTGCAGATAAAGCCCCATACTTGTAGCAATAACCTTACTTGTATCATTCTTATAAATAAGTACCGTATAGGCTACTTCTCTTTCGATGTGAGCAAGCACCCTATTAATTGGCATGTTCTCTATTCCCAATGCTCGCTCGGCATATCTCCGCAAGAAATGAGGCGTATAACTGAACTGCTCTGCACTATTCTCTTCGTCCAACAAGGAAGTAGCACATACGTAATCGTTCGTTTCCTTGCAATAGATAAACATGTCAAAATAGAATTGTCTTATGTTCCCTCTATCTACAAACACGCATACTTTGTACTCGGTAGCGTCTTTCGTCTTGAAATCATAACACTGAGTTGTGTATCGTCCCATTCCCTTACGAAGCTCACGGATGAGTTTCTTTGCTTTTTCGATAGCAAACTTTTCTAGCATAGGCTTATCCTTCTTGAAGATCTCAAAGAGTTCACGCCCTGTCATTGAACCTATAATCATTCTCTGCCCTCCTCTTTTTCGTTCAATTCGCTAGTGAAAAACCTTTTTAACCCATCATACTGCTTTGCCACCTGCTCTAAAGCCTTATTCTTTTCACGCAACTCATCACGCTCTAAGAGTAACTTTCTGTACTTCTCTAACTCATATCTAACTTCTTTCGAGTGAAGCCTCTGTAGCTGATTGTTGAGTTCATTAAGTCTGTAGCCTTGTTCACGTGTTTTCTTACGAAGATGACATAATTCTTCTTGCATTTTTGAATAATTCTTCAATACCCTAAGAGTTATTCGCTCTTCGGGTATATCCTTATACACATCATTCTTTCTTGCCTTACTCATAACTAAAACTCCTTGTCCTTTAAAAATAAAACGCTCCCAACCAAACAACAAATACCTTTCCAGCCAAGCCTCTTCGCTTGTATTGTAGCCAAAGTATTTATAGGTTTATGTTTGAGAAGTCCATCTTCATCGCACAATAATATGTTATTATCATCAAGATGAACCAACTCGACATAACCACCAACTAAAGCCTGAGCCTCCTCTAAAGAAATCTTTTCTCCATTCTTTGGCTGCACCTCTTTGACGATGCAGCCTACCTCGTATAACTTCATGCTCTATAAATTTAAATAAGACATCATATCTTGAACGGCATCCATATCGTGCTCAATACTCTGCTCATATTTGCTTTTAAGGCTTTTATAGCCCTCTAATATCGTAAAGCAATAATGTTTACCATCAAAGTAAAAAGGCAACTCATTGCAATTCTTCTTGTTTGCTGTGAAATTATAAGGACTCCCATGTTGAAAATCAAACTCGAAAGAATTGTTATCGTCCTTACATCGCTCTACTATCTTACTTCTCCATTCTGCAATATGCGCTTGCATCTTTTTCTTATCGTTAGATGTTTCTAACCATAATGTAGATAACGTAGTCCCCAATATCTCCAACCTAATGACATAAACGTTATTTGTAGCCACTGGCTTCAAAGCTTTCAATGCTTCATCCAAAGCAATAGCCAAAGCTCCACTCTTGCAATTATTTGCCCTAAATTGGCTTATTACTCTATATGCAGTATTCTTATCCATAATCTCAAAGTTTTAAATTTCAACACCAAAATTTTCTGCAAATATCTGAAGCATTGTCAGCTCCAAAATAACTTTCTCTGCCTCGTCTTCACTCATACCATAGCATACTGCAAAACGCTGACGTAACGTGGCGCAATCCATATCGTGACGCTCATTTAAGAAAGCTATCATATTTCTTACTAATTCTTTGCTATTCATTCTCTTAGACAGTTTTTGCGGTGTGTCTCACCTTTTTTTATTATTTATACTTTTCAATTGTATTAAAGACATTATCTAAAGCCTCATCGCAATATGCCGTACTAGTTACATATGCGCCTCTAGAAATCGCCTTGTAACAATCTCTAAGACCAAGCAAACCACCAATAAGCTTAGATGCATCATAGCAAGTAAACTTATTCAAGTCCAATGCATCAATAGCATTAATACCATTTTCTGTAATAACACCTTTAATATCATTGATGAACTTCTTCTGATTTTCGGTAATCATCTTCATAACAATTGTGCTAGTTTTTAACGTGCTCGCTCTGCACTATCTTGCAAGAAACTTGTCTTGCGGCAAATCTTCAAGTATCTCTTAAATACATTGCAAAGATACAAATTTATTTTCTAACTTGCAAATGTTTTATGGTTTTTCTTTATTTATTTAACCTTTCTTTACTTATAACGTTTCTATATTACATACATTAACAATAAAGGCAGACTTTCACAAGCCTGCCAATACATATAAAGAAGATAATACATTATTATATATAAATTAAAAAGAACATTATCTGTTGTCATATCTGTAGAGTATTACCCTACTTTGTGGAAATACCTTATATATACGTTCTAAGTCTTCGGGTGCATTATCCCTTAGCCATGCAAAACAATCCAAGTCCAAAGACAAACCGCCCGACGCATTCCCAACCTCTGCATTCTCAGAGCGCAATGCTCTGGAGTACATTATCGGCTTAGGCAGATGCCGATGTTTCATATATTGCAAGATTTGCTTTTGAGTAAAATCAGCAAGAGGATAACAATTTCCACCATGAATGTAATTTTCATCCTCATACGACTTCAACATAAGACTTCGGTTCATCGAGTCTGCTTTCTTCATACCAAAGAATACGTATTCTATTCCGAAACGCTTTTTTAAGGCTTTTACTACCATAGAAAGATTAAGAACCTTTACTTTTGGATTCGGAACGCAATAAACTCCATAATGAAGATTGTATGTTGTATTCCAATGTGGTATCTGCTCGAACTCTATCTTCGGGTATCTAGCCTTCAGCCAGTTTATCCATCGTTGTATATGCTCTAAGTCTTTTACAAGATACATAAATACACATACTATCCGCTCAAACTTATCATATAATAAGTCCAATGTAACAATGGAGTCCTTGCCAAGTGACATCATAACAATGCAATCCGGACTCTGTTCCCTAGCCATATCAATTACCATATTGGCAACATCTATAGGGTTCTTCCTAACAACTAGAGGCTTTATTCGCTTGCGTCCCATATTTACAACAAACCTAAAATCTGACTTCCGGAAATACGCATAGAGTTAGCGGCTTCCATGTGCAACATATCACAGAAAAGCCGTTTTTGCTCAAAACTTTCGAAATCAATGAAAATGAAGTTATCAATATCTTCCTTTCTTTTCTTTCCGACATCAGTACAATGCTGTTTCTGATCCTTGACATCTTCCTTTGTCATCTTTGGCTTAGCTGCGTGCTCGGCTACAATCTCTTCAGATGTTTTTTCGATGTTGGGTAATTCGGTCATTGGCGTTGGGGTAGTAACTGAAATTATAGGTTCATTCAAGAAATCCTCGCTAAAGTCATCCATGCCCGAATCCTTCAATGATGCTTCCAAATCATCTTGCAACATCTTGATTTGTTCAGTATCCTGTTCCGTGAAGCCAGCAGCCTTGAAGTCTATTTCATCTATGCTAAAGTTCTTGGCAACCAAGTTGTAATCTATCGGGTCTTGCGACTTCGCCATAAACAACAATTGCTCTTTCTCGGTCTTTTCGTCAAAATCAACGGCTTCTACCTTGATGTCATAATCAGTTTCGGGAGTACCATCATAACCTTGGATAAGGTCAACGCTCATCACTCGTTTATGCCCATCTATGAGATTTCCAGTTGTCTCATTCCATTGAATACCCCCAATGAGACCAACTTTCTTAATATTGGCTTTTTGCTGTTTAATGTCCGCATCGGTATGTACCTTCGGGTTGCAAGGGTTCAAGTTTATTTGAGACCTCTTGATTATCTTTGTTTCACTTCCTTTTTTCATTTCAGTTCCTCCTTGTTTTTATCAGCTTTCAACAGAACTATCCTTGCCATTGGGAATACCTTGTATATTTTCTCTAAATCTGCCGGATAAAACTCTTTGAGAAATTTCTGATACTCAATATCCTCAACATCAACTCCTGAACTTTGTTTATTCGTTCCATTTGCTTCTGGGTTCTTTAAACGATGGTCAAGAATATAATTCATTATTTCCTGGTTTTTATATGTAGATAAAGGATAGAATTTCTTCGTCTTCCAATTGATAGCTTCCTTTCCATCCGTATAACTTCTAAGCATAAGCCGTCTGTTCAAAGAATCGGATTGTTTAAATCCATAACAAGCCCACTCTACACCAAGTCTCTTCCTGAGTTTTTCGGTTATATCAGCTAAAGTCCATTGTCTTTGCTTAGGGTCTTGTTTTATTCCCATATATCCGGTTTTTATATCATAAAATAAAGCATAATGAGGAACTTGAACAAACTCAATGTTCGGGTACTTGGTTTTAGCGTAATTATAGTAACGCATAATATGTTCCAAGTCTTTTACTATATACATGAATACTACCACAACTCTCTTGAACTTCTTGTAGCATAAGTCAAGCAATACGATAGAATCCTTTCCACTCAGAGAATGGAAAAGTAATATACTATCTGTCTCCTTGGAAACATCATCAATGATTTCTCTTGCTCTTTTTAGTTCTTGCATACATTATTCTCCTTAAAAACAAGGGGTGAATGAAAGTTAATTCATTCTACCCCTCTTGACTTTTAACCTCTTCTAAGTCTGCGGTTTACACGTTCTGTGACATTGTTAGCTGCGGTACGTGCTGCCAAAGTACGCATAGCACCACCATAAGTAGTTCCTTGTGCGCCTGTGTTTCGGTACTCAACATTTCTGCCACGTTCACGTCTTTCACCAGCCCTAAGACCAGTTGTACGATTTGTTACCGCTCTCCATTGAGAATAACGATAACCTTTTGATGCCTCTGACATAGTTGTAACGTTTTAAGTCCACGAATCATAAACTACTCCCCTTGGGGAATTATCTAGGCTCGGTGGACTTACGCCCACCTACTTTAGAGTCGTTTCTGTTACCTTGTCAATAACAAAGAAGAAAAACAAAGGACGCTCTTTTTCCTTTTTAAGCTCCAACGCTTCGTACATTTCATCCAAATCATGGCTATCATACTTTTCGTGAAGAAAATCAATATCTTCTTTCATAACGATACAAGTATCATTCACCAAAACATCACAATCAAGATACCACGAGTTGTTATAATCATGGAAGTGGATTGTCTTTACTACTCGCAAAGGGTCAACAATACCATCCTCCTGCGCTTTGATAACATCCTCTTCTTCACCATGCTTCTTAAGGAACTCCAAAACATCCTTGTCGAACAAACGACCAATATAATGGTCTGTATAGGCTCGATACTCAACTTGCTTCTTTCCTTCAAGAATCTCCTTGGCATTCTTTCTTGTCATAATCAAGTTAAGAACTTCAATAGCCTTGGCTGGCTTGAAATCGGGATACTTCTCTTTAAATGCGCTTACCTGCGCATCAAAATCTTCTTTGTTATTACTCATAATTAATTATTTCAAGGAACGCAATGCAAAGATAGCATAATTCTTCCATCCAAGCAAATGCGTTCGGGTTATTAAACTCACTTTTAATAAATGGTGAAAATTACTTGTTCTCTAAAGGTTTGGTTGCCTTATTAATTTGCATCCGTTCCTTTTTGCTAAACATATCTTTGTAATTCTGAGAATCATCAATGACAAACTTTTCTTCTTTCTTCATATTCATATCTCCTATATGTTTTAGATAATCATTCTTAATCTTTCTCCAGCAATGCTCGCATCTTGAAGACTTCGTGAACTCTGTCGGCTCGCAAGGGTCAACATCTTTCAAAGAATCAAACTCATGTGGCAGTACCTTAAACACGTTCTCAAAATGTTCTTTATTGTATCTTAAAGCTTCGTCACGATAACGAAACCAAGTACAACATTCTTGAATGCTTGTGTTCTTGCTGAAAATCAAATATGCTTTATTCATAATCCGATACAGTTGTTTCGGTGTGTCTCACCTTTTTATATTACGATGCAAAGATAAGAATAACACCTTAATTTTGCAAATTTTTTAATGCTTTTGTTTCTGTATTTAAACATATTTCATATATCGAAAGAACTTTTAATTCTTCATCACCTCAAAATGGGCATCCATAGCCTCAACAATATTACATAACGTATCAATATCGGCATTAAAACGCCCCATCTCAATATTACGAATGTTGTTAGGCTTATAACCGGACTTTTCTGCCAGTTCCTCCAATGTTATACCACTAAGTTCTCTAACCTCTTTAATCTTCTGCCCCATTATATAGCGATAGAGATTTCGATTACGATGTTTCTTGTCATCATCGGGGTTTCTTCTTTGCTCTAAATAAGCAATTTCAAAGTTCCTTACCTTCAGACAATTAACCATGTTACCAAATATCTTATGCTTAGGGGGAAGAGGAAAACCATCGGCATCTTCTTTTACAAGTTCTATTTCGCCACCTTCAGTAGCTTGTATGTACTGAGCGAAGCGCACCGCATCATCGTAGTACATTTCCGTAAATCTTTGTATCATATTTTAAGAATTTTCTGCAAAGGTACACAAAATAACTCACATTTGGTCAAACTTGAAACATACAAATAGGTTTTATTTGGTATTTTTAAGACTTCGCTGTACTTTTGCACAATAGGAATAAAAATAATTTAAATCATATAATTATGTGGGTATATAGCGAAAAACAAAAGACGTGGGTCAACCTTGAACAAGTTCAGCGAATTGCTAGCGATGGGCAAGGTGGGTATCTGTTAATCAGTCAAGATGGCAAGAAAACATCCGTCGACCAAACTTGGTATGACAAGGCTATGCGTTGGGTTGACCCTGACTGGTGGGAGAAACACCCTAATGGCGGTAAGGACTCCTTGAACTTCGAAGATGCTCTGAAGGCTATTATGAAAGCTACAGGTGCAAAAATGGACAAAAAGGATAAGGATAACAACAAGAAAGAGGGGGAAGATTAATATTTCCCCTCTCTCTAAAGAATCAAGCATCGTTCTTCGTTTTTTTTATCAATTCCGTTACATATTCAACAACCTTTTCGTTTGCCTTATTGATATTCGTAAAGTCCTTTTGAATATAAATATCAGTAACATCTAACTGCGAAACGTGATTGAGTGCTTCGTGAATGGTATACTTATCAATACCTAGTTTATTTCTTGCTATAGATGCCCAAGTATGACGGGATGAGTAGAAATCGAAACGAGGAATGCCCAGTTCGTCAGCTATGAAATGCAATCCCTTATTTATATGCTTATTGAAATTGGCTGCATTGCTATATTTCTGATAGAAATCAAAGACCCTTGATGTTCCCTTATATTTCCGGAATAAAGGTTTGATGATGTCAGGTACGACAATTTCTATGTGGGCATTATCATTTCTCCTATCTCTAGTTTTAGCTCTATCGTAGGCGAGTACGCCCTTATTATAGCTGACACATTCATATATATCAACAGAATTCATTCCCATAAGAAAGAACGAGAGTACATAACAATCCCTTGCCATACCTACACGTCTAGTCCCCTTGAAATTAAATACTCTTACAAGGTTCTCTTCACTGATTACCCTATCTTTTGTCTGCGGAATATCCCTCGGAACGGAGAATTTATCAAAAGGATTACTTTGGATAATATTATTTCCATTCGTATTATATTCTTTAATAGCTTCATTGAAGATATGCCGCATATTGCCCAAGTATAAGGATTGCGCCCTAGGATGACCATCTAGGAATTTCTTATATCCGTTAAGGAATCTGTAGTCTATGAGAGAAAACGGCAGCTTACGGCAACCATTATAGCGTGCAAGGGAATTGAGCATAATCAGATAATTCTTCTTTCCCTTATTGTCGGATTTCTCAACCCACTCTTCGGTAAAGGAAAAGAAGTCTAAATCCTCTGTCTTGTTGCCTATATCAATCAAATGCTCACATATCCAATCAATATCCACATCTTTACCTAGCAAGTCTACCTCTAAGTCATAGAGTGCATCCTTCATAACATTCATTTTATCTTCTATCATCTTCAATATCTTACGTGAAGAAATCTTTCCGGATCTAGACAAGTCTGAGTCGGAAACAACTATATTGGTAGGAAATCTTTTTCTCTGTCCCTTATGAGAAAGAACAATAGACACCTTTCTTGTCTTGTCTTGCTTTGGTTTTCCAAGCTCGTATGTTATTGTAGCCATAATATTTTTTCCTTTAAATTTACAATATTTTGCGGCAATTTTGCGGAAAATGCGGCAATTTTGCGGCAATTTTACACTTTACTTGTAGTACTCAGAGCCTACTTGTGGAATTTTAAAATCTTCTAATAAATCGTTTCTGTTTCATAAGCATAAGTTCATTATACGTTTATAAACGCCTATTTTATAGCCATTTATAAAGAAAAATGGTGAAACAACCTATACGATTATTTCACCATTTCTTGTTTATTTTTATCGTGATTCCGTTGGGGTTCGAACCCAAGACCCACAGCTTAGAAGGCTGTT